TCAGGGGCCGAACAGTATTTCCATCACCTCCAGGTAGACGGCCGGGTTGGATTCACCGGGGACCCAGGTCAGGGTGATCTCTGGCTCGTGCTCATCGGCGAAATGCCGCCGCAGCCACTCGCCTGCTTCCTCGGGGGTCGGCTTGGACATCGGTCCTCCTGGCCTTTGTGATCGCTACGGCAAGACGGACGGGGCTCTGGGCCGGCGACGCGACCAGAGGGCAGAAAGCGCTTCAAAGTTATGGAGAATTCTCCGCCAAGTCGCAGCGCGGTACGGGAGTTGTGGCTACCCTTACGCCTAGCCATTGCTTCACGGTGTGTCACCGCTCAACTACTGTCCAAGATCCGACGTACATGTACCGGATGGTGGTGCAGTGAAGAGCTGGTGGGGCTATGGTCAACTGCGCGCCGCCGCCAGGCGCCTGAACCGCTGACCAGGTCTTGATCCTTGACCCGTCACGCATGGGAGGATCTGTGCCACCCCCACGCCGAAGAGGGCGACCGTCCCAGGATCCGCACTTGTGCAGCGGCAAGGACTCACCCGTCCGGTGCGCCCGCTGCGGCGGACACCTGTCCGCCACCGTCCATCAGCGGGGCGCGACATACGGGGACGGCGAACCTCGCCGTCACTACCGGTCCCTGAAACCTCCGGGCTGCGGCATGACGGTCGCAGACCAGCGGGTGCTGGACAAAGCCATCGGCGACATGACGCTTCAGCGGCTGACCGACCCTCAGCAGCTCGCCATGGTCAGGAAGATCCAGGCGGAGCACCACGCCCAGCGGGAGCCGTACGAGGAGGAAATCGCCCGGCGGGAAGAGGTCCGGTCCTACTGGGACCGGCGGCTCAACGGCGGCCTGATCACCATCGGCCAGCACGCCGAAGCGGTGGCCGAACTGGACGCCGCCATCGCCTCCGCCCGCGAGGCCCTCGCGCATCTGGCCACCATGCCGGTCCCGGACTTCGATGACCGGACGGCTAGCGAGATCGCTACAGGCTGGGCTTCGGCCACCCCGGTGCAGAGGTACCACGACCTCAGAAAGGTCTGGTGCGGTTTCCAGATCCTCGTGACACCCGGCCCCTCCACCGACGCCGAAGACCAGGTGCGGCACCGGATCTTGCGCCCTAAGCGGATTCTGACCGCAGTTCCTCAGTGAGCGGCGACTTCCCTGTGATCAGCTCCTGGATGCACTCAAGGTCTTCGACATCCTCGCGGTCCATCGGCGCCAGCCCCTGCACCATTCCCCGCGCCCATTCATCTTTGCTGTTTTCGGCCCCGGTCGGCACAGTGCACTCCTCAGTCGCTGGATCAGAGCTGAAGACGGCGGGGGCCGGGCCGCTCCTCATGCGCAGTGGGGGTGCGCCATGAGTGCCCCGGACCACCATCGAAGATGCACGGCCAAGCCGTGTCCGGGGCGACGTCGAACGCGCATCGTGATCACCAGCACCGTTTTAAGGGACGGGCGGCCCGGGGGGTGATCACGATGCTGCGTCCATCGTTTTTTGCTTGTGCTGCCTGATCTTTATTCTCGCGTGGTCGTCACGCTTTCGCCGACCCCCCTACCTGTGGTCATTACAGGGGGCGCAGGGCCCGGGATCAGGAAGGCCCGGCGTGCCCTCCCGGCGTCTGCGTCGGGTGCTTACATGTGCCCTCGCCTCCAGCGTGCAGGAAGTCCGGGTTGCCCTCAGCCCCATCACGTCGGCTCCACACCGCACACAGGAACAGTCGGGTTGATCGCTCACCGCCAGTGGAGGAATTAACCGCTGCCGGTGTGGTGCTCCATATTCCTCCACATGCTCCGCGTGTCAACAAGTCCCGCGATGTCCGGTTCATGATTCTCTCGACCACCCTGGCCACCCATAAGTCGCAACGTCTGTAACGTTCGCCCGTTCTGACACCACATCAGCCACGCTGGCGCACGCCGCCAGCTGCGGGGGAGTGAGCCAGCCACGTGCACATTCGCCACCGTTTCACTGTGCACGGTGCAGAGTCAGGGGGTGCCGTAGATATATGTGCGCATCCGGCTCGCACCCCGTGTGAACCGGCCCGCGGTATGAGGCGTATCTACGCCAAACAGCCCTGCCCCCGCTCCCCTGTGAAGGGGAACGAGGACAGGGCTGCTGGCGTTCAGGCGCGGTCCGGGACGACGAAGCCCCGGACCGCGGTGCCGGTCGGCGGCCGATCCGCCGACTCGGCCAAACGCTGCCGCGAGACGTCGGTGATGTCCTGCCGCGCCGCCGGGTCGGTGTCGTCATAGATCCGCCACTCGCCGGCCGGATCGGCCGCGGGGGCCGCGACGCCGGGCATACCGCACAGACTGAGCAGGCGCTGGAGATGACGCGCTTGATCCTCGTTCATGCGGCCAGCGTACGGCCCCGGCTCCATCAGTTCACCGGCGGCTGCGGCGTCGGCATGGGCCGGATCGTGCACTCCGGTGCGTGCTGGCATTTCGCCGCCACGGACACCAGGGTCCGGTCATCCGGGGCACTCCACAGCTCGTCGTCCGCCGCATAGCCGCACCGGGCGATCAGGCGACGGGTGCGGTTCAGGATCTCGGGGTCGTAGTGCGTCGGGTCCCACCCCGGGTAGTGGTGCACGAAATTGCCGAGTCGCTCGCACAGCTCCGCGTACATCGCCGTGTGCAGAATCAGCGCGTGCCAGCCCTCGTCCACGATGCGCGAGGGGGCGAGCCCCTCCGCAGGGTATGCCGCACAGGCCATCACGAACTTCAGCGCCTCCTCCACGATGCGGCCTGCCATCTCCTCGGACATGTCCGGGTTGGCATCCGCCACCGTGCTGCGGCAGCTCATGAACTGCGCATCAGTGATCAGCATGCGGGGGATCACCGGGTCCGGCCCGCCGGGCGGGTCGGGCGGCAGCGGGTAGGGGGGAGTGGACATAATGAACTTCCTTCCTTCGGGGAGGGTGTGACCCGTCCCGGCTGTCCGCTTCCAGGCAAGGCGGCCGGGACGGGGGCTCACAGGCGGGTCACGACGGCTTGCACGGTGGATCGCACGCCCACAGCTCGGCTCTCTGCTTACGGCCCACACGGTCCCGGTAGGTGACCGTGCCCAGCAGGCGGTCACGGAACAGACGCCCGCCGCACAGCGCGCAGGCCTGTTCCGTGAGCTGGAGATTGCTCAGCGTCCGGGGGTCCGGCAGGACCGCGGTCATGGCGTCCGCCTGTGCTTCGCGTCGCGTGCGGACGCCTTCAGGATTTCGTGCTCCATGGCAGGCCGGACATATGCCGGATCGGCATCCCACTCGCGTCCGCCGTTCGGAGGGCGGAGCTGAAGGCGGGTGCCCAGGTGATCCATCACGCGGCCCAGGCGCTGCCGTGCGGTGTCGATGACCATGGCGCCGGTTTCCCATTCGGTGGTCATGTCTGGCCCCCTCGGAGCGCTTCGAGTTCTTTCTTCAGGGCGGTGATTTCTGCCTTCAGGGCGGTGACCTCTGCGGCCAGCCGTCGGCTCTGCACCAGTTCGCCGGCCAGCCGCCCGGCCACGTCCGGGCGGACGCGTCCGAGGTTCACGAGACCGAGGTGCGGCGACCCGTAATCGACTCCGAGGGAGGGGAAGACGATCCCCGACTCGGCGAGAGCGTCCCGCACCGCCTCCGTAGCCGTGAACGGATCGGCTTCCTGCGGCTCCTGCGTAGTGGCCATGAACTGGACGTTAGGGAGGCCGGGCGGGGCGGCGCCATGCAAGTTCAGCGAAGTTCATTGACGTGCAGCCGAAATTCAGGGAAGTTAACCAGGAAGCTCAACCTCACCCCACACAGGGACCGTTGGGCTCAGCGATGCTTGGTGGATCAGTCTCCCGACGGAGGGAACGATCATGGCGCGACGACTGCGCTTCAACGGCACCGGAAGCGGCGGCGGATCCTGCCCCGCAGTACACGAGGATCTCGACACGGGCGAGGTCATCGTGCACGGCCCCCGGCTCACCGACCCCGAAACCCTCGCCCAGCTCCAGCACATCGACGAGCACGAGATCCCCATCGTCGTACCGCGCAACACGCTGATCGACTTCGGCCCGAAGGACCGCGACGAAGAGCCGCGCATCCTCGACCCGGAGACCTTCGCCGGAATGTTCGAAAACTTCCGGCACAGCGCCTGGCACCTGGAGATGCGCGGACGGTACGCGGTCGACGAAGCCACGGAAACCTACGCCCAGTTCGTCCGCGGCGAGAAGCCGGCGTGGGACATGGATTCACCGTGGGCCCGGACCATCGGCGCCAAGACGCGGGACGGCGCGTACGTCGGCCGCGTGCGCATCGTCGACGACCCGCCCACCGAAGGGCAGCGGTACCTGCTCGCGCACGCTGAGCACAACGACCAGCTGGGCGAGGACGTCCGCATCATGTGGCGCAAGGATGCCGAGCGCCACAATCTGCCCGATGAAGATTTCTGGATCTTCGACTCGCACATCGTCGCCCTCTGCATCTGGGACAGCGACGCCAATCTGACCGGCGCTGAGCTGATCTCGGAGCCCGCGCGCGTCAACCAGTACAGCCGGCTGCGTGATGCCGCACTGCACTACGCCACCCCCTACCGGGAGTTCGTGGCGGCCATGAAGGAAGAGTAGGCAGGTGTACCGGTGAGCACGGACTATCAGCAGGCACGCGAGGATCTCGGAGTCCGCCTCCGGGAGCTGCGGTTAACGGCCCCTGAGGGACGGCTCACCGGTACCCAGCTCGCTGAACGGCTCGGGCCGGGATGGAGCAAAGTCAAAGTCAGCATGCTGGAGAACGGCAGGCAGACGGCGACAGCAGACGACCTGCGTGCGTGGGCAGACGGGACCGGTCACCCCGATGCCTACAGTGAACTGCTCGCCCGGCTACGGGGCTTCGAGTCCCACATCCGCTCATGGCGCCGTCAGCTCTCCGCGGGACACAAATCCGTACAGGACGCCGCCGCGGCAGAGCACAAACGGACACGGGTGCTCACCATCTGGGAGAGCTGCCTCGTCCCCGGTCTGCTCCAGATCCCGGACTACGCCCGTCACGTACTCACCCGGCACGCCGACCTGATGCAGCTGCCGCCGCCGCGGCGGGACACCGAGGACGCCGTACGCGCCCGGATCCAGCGGCAGGAGAGGCTGTACCAGGCAGGCCGCCAGCACCGGGTCATGATGTGGGAAGGGGCACTGCGCTCCCTCATCTGCCCGCCGTCGGTCCTTGCCGCCCAGCTCCACCACCTCGCCAGCGCCATCGGGCTGGACACGGTGGAACTGGGGATCGTCCCCTTCACGGCATCGCTGAAGATCTTCCCGGGCAACAGCTTCTGGGTCTACGACGAACGGCTCGTGATCGTCGAGGACTGGCATGCGGAGCTGTGGATCGACGATGCGGTCAGCGTGGCCACCTATCTCCGCGTCTGGGACACGCTGCGCGAGTCCGCGGTCTACGGCGCCGACGCGCACAACCTGATCAACGCGGCGCGGCGGGCACTCACCGCAAGGTGATACCCGCCGGACTCGGTGCAGCGGGGTACGCCCGCGTTGCACAATGCGGCACCCGTTCCGCCGGGCACGCCCCGACCGTACGCACTGACGGGTCATGGTCACCATGCAGTGCAGGCACCGTCACCCGTATGGGTGACATCCCGCGACGGCACCCGCGCGGCCAGCTCGCAGAGCAGGCGTTCCGCCTCCACGTCACCGGTCGCGGCGCCGCGCGCCAGGACGTCGATGACGTCGTGGGCTTCGTCCAGGGTCAGCAGCGGCAGGCGCATCTCTTGATCCATGCGGGCACCGTAGGACAGAGCGCCGGGGAACGGATGTACCTGTGGATACCTACGCCGCCGCGTACTCGTGGGCCCGCCCGCCCCACCAATGGATCAACGGCGAATCCCCCAGCACCAGTGCCTCGGCATCCTCCAGCCCGGCCCGGCGCAGGAACTCGATGAGGTCGCGGTCATCGTGGGCGAGCCCTAGGATCGCGGACCCCACCGTCACGCGGCGCCCGCCGCTCGGGGACGGGCGGTGCACGACTATCACGGATGCCATGGATCCAGCGTGCAGCGGGGCGCCGGATTCTGCACAACATACGCCCGCTCTGTATCGGGACCGGTACGGTGCGTTATCGACACAACCGGGGGATGCCATGCGCCCGACACCCAAAGTCCTCGTCCTGGCTGCCGCTGCGGCCCTGTCCGTCGCCTCGTGCGGAGGTGACGGCGACGCGGGCAAGAACCCCAAGGAGCCCACCCGGGCCGAATCGCCCACCGCCAAGCCGGAAGCCCCCGCTCTGGGCACAACGGCGCACACCGCCGGCGCGGCCCATCCACTGGGGGGAGGCGGTGGCGGCATGCTCGACATCACGCCGTCCACGATCGCCTACGTCACAAAGGGCACCGGCCAGACACCGGAAGAGGAAGTGTTCGCGGTCGTCGCCTACAAGGCGAAGTCCACCAGAGGCGTCGCCGCCTCGGAGACCGTACCCGCCGAAGCAAAGGGCTGGCAGTGGATCGCACCCGACGGCGAGACAGCCGAGAACAACGGCTTCAGCGCACCCAGCGTCAACGCCAAGGGCTTCACCAACGCGGGCCCGATCCAGCCGGACAGCTTCCAGTGGCGCAGCCAGGTCTTCGACATCACCGAGGCGCAGCGCGGCGGCACGCTGGTCTACACCGACGGCGAGGGCCAGACGTACCGGTGGAAGATGCCCGCCAAGGACGCCGGCCCTGAACTGGCGAAGCTGAAGGCGGGGCTGAAGTAGACGCAGAAGAAGCCCCCTCCGCCCGAAGGCGGAGGGGGCTTCTCGCTGAAGCGGATCAGACCGACTGCACCGGGCGCGCAGGTACCAGCGGGTCGATCTTCGGGATGGGAGTGACCTGGCCTCGGGTCAGGAACACCAGGCCCGCGATGATGATGCCGTTGACGGACGCCACCACCTCCGGGGACACGTCGAAGCCGAACGCCGCTGTGGCGGTGGCGATGACGGCCACCAGACCAGTGAACGCGGCCGGGGCGATGGGGCGGGTGAGGGCTGCGGCGATGGCCGCGAACACCGCACTGATGACTGCGACCAGGTAGCCCGCCTGCGTGCTGGACAGGCCGACATTGAACGCGACGACCAGCGAGAGGATCGCGCCGACGGAGTTCACGATCAGCGCGGGCTCTCTGCCGAACACCTTCATGACTGCCTCACTTCCTAGGGATCTTCAGGACCAGACCCGGATAGATCCGGTACGGGGTCTTCAGCCCATTGACCTTGGCGATGTCCGGCCACCGCACGCCGGTCAGGGCGCCGATGCTGGACAGCGTCTCGCCGGGGCGCACCGTGTGGGTAGCGGGCTTCGGTGCGAGACGGCGGCGGACGCGGCCACGCATCGAGTCCATCGTGAAGCCGCGGGGATCCGGCTTGCCCGGCTGCCACTCCAGGTGACCGATGACGGAGCGCTCCGTCCATTGATGCGCGCGGCACAGCGCGGCGGACGCCCGCTCGATCGCGAGCAGCTGGGCAGCTGGCCAGGGGTCCTCACCGTCGCCGCGGTTCTCGCATTCGAAGCCGTAAAAGTGGCGGTTCCCGTCGGTGTTCGCCTCGTTCCTCGCGGGGAGCGCGGTTTCGTTCTTCACCGCGGTCAGGACATCGTCATCTCCGAGCCCTGCATGGTTCGCGCGGCCGTAGCCGACCAGGTGGACACGGCCGTCCTTGGTGATCACGCCGTGACAGAGCGGACCCGGCAGTCCGGCGTAGCCGCGGCGGCAGATATCCACCGTGCGGGCACTGCCCGACGTCGCCGTGTGATGGATCATCACGCCGTGGACCGGGCCCCACCCGCCGACGTGATTGCGGCTGTGCGCCCTCCAGTCGCCGACCTGAACGACAGTGAGGCCTTCGTCCCGCAGGACGCCCAGGAATCTGACAGTGGTCAGGGGTGACGCCATTACTCCCCCTTCGGGGTATTACCGAACGGTGTTGCGCCGTTCGTGAATTCGGCGCAGTCCAGGGCGCGATAGCCGCTCTCGATGACATCGAAGGCTCGGTCATACGCCTTCGGATCGGCAGCCGCCTTACGGCCCTGCTCAGACTTGGAGCCAAGGAAGATTTCATAGAGAGGGCAGAATGCCTTTCGCCGCGTCTCGGACTGTGCCACGTCCAGACGTTGTGTCAGGTCGTCGATACGGTCCGCATTGCTGTCCACCTGGAACAGACCGAATCCCACCGCAGCCGTGAGCAGCACATCCAGCACAAGACTGACGACCACAATGCGGATCATGCGCCGGTTGCGCTGCGACCGCTTCGCCAGCGCGGTGAACTGGCGGCCGGCGTCCTGTCCCAGCGCTTCGAGTTCTTCGAGCAGCGCCGATGCTGCACTGGCCAGACGGTCCAGCGGGGTGATCCCGGGGTCTTGGGGCCGCGTTCCGTCAGGTGCCTGTGTCACTGTCGCTCCCTCCTGTATCCGGAGGGCTGGCCTCTGCACGCAGCTGCCGCACCTCGGCGAGGAGTTCCTCGGAGAATCCCTCAAGCCGGGCGGCAGTCCTGAGCAGTTCTTCGCGCAGCCTTTCCGATTCAGCAAGCAGCCGGTCAACCGGGCTTTGCCTAGTCATAAACTCAACCCCTGCGTACCGCTGCCAGGGCGTCAGCGACTGCGCGGTTCGCATCGGAAATGGCCTGCGCAGCGGTAGCGATTGTTCCGATGTAGTCATTCCTCACCGTCTCGTTCAGCCTGCGCAGCTCCTCCTCCAGGCGGTCCGCCCGCTCCGCCTCCCTGTCGACCGCCGCCTGAAGCCGCGTGAAAAGAACCCGCACCGCCGCTATCGCCATGACGGCGACCGCGCCGACCGCGCCGTACTGGACGAGCACCCCTGTAACCGGGTCCATCGCACCCCTCAGAGGAAATATTCGAGCTGGTTGAAGCTGATCCACGCAGGGTCTTCGACGACCGGCGTGAAGGTGTGATCGTGCGAGCCGTCGGCGAGGGCGCCGTTCGTGCCGTGGGTGTGCGACGACGTCGGGATCGAGTGCGCGTGGTCATTCACCGACGTCGTGCCGCCGGGCTCACCGTCGGCCGGGTTGCCGTGCTTGTGCGTGGTGGTCGGGATGCTGTGCTTGTGGGACGACGTCGTCCCGGTGTCCCCGCCGTGGTTGTGGTCGTTGTTGGCGATGCCGTGCGTGTGCGACCCCTCGCTGCTGGTGTCGCCGTGGAAGTGATCACTGTTGGCGATCTGGTGCGTGTGTTCGGACGACGTCGAGGTGTCGCCGCCGTTCGGCGCCGTCGTCCCGCCGACCATCGTCACCGAACCCGACGTCTCGATGTCGACCTTCACCACGTTGCTGCCGCCGTTGGCCGTGCGCGTGACCAGCAGCGAACGCCGGGCGGTGGGGCGGTACTTCTCCCCCAGGTCGGTGCAGACCACCGTGCCGGACGATCTGTTCGCAGCGCCCTTGAACTGAACCTTCCAGCTGCCGTGATCCCAGATGCGCCGCACCTCTACGTTGCCGTTGCTATTGCCGTTGTGCGTGAAGCCCGCGGCCAGCGGGACGGTGGTCCACCCGCTCTCGCTGAACTGCCCGGCAATCTCCCCGAGCGCGACCAGGTCGGTCCCCTGCTTGATGATCAGGACTGTGTCGCCGACTTCTGGCGCGTAGCTGTCGATGTAGCGGACGCCCGGGATCTCGGTGGTGTCCCCGCTGATCTGCACGCCCAGCGTCGGAGGCGCAGCCGCGGAGGCGATACTGGAGACCGTGCCCTTGCGCAGCGTCGCCGGATCGAAGGCGAGCAGCGTCTGCTTCGCGATCTCCGCGGCCAGCTCGCGGATCGCGTTCAGCTGCGCCGCGGCTGCCGCCTCGGCTTCGGCCGCGGCACCCTGCACCGCGGCTTCGTCAGGCGAAACCGGCGGCTCTGCCGGGACAGTCTCGCCCGGGTCGGAAGGCGTGGTCATCCGCCCCCCTGCCGCTTCTGTCTGAGCGTCAAATTCTGAGTGCCCTTGGCGTCCAGCGGGATGTTGAAGCTGTCGACGGCGTACAGGCCGCTGACGTGCGCCCGCTCCCGCACCACCTCGACCACCGCGCCGGCCTCGAAGCCGGGATTGACGATGCCGCTGATCGAGAGCTGTGAGGAGAAGCCGAGCAAATTACGGAGCAGCTGGTCGGCGGTGGCCTGCGCCTCCTCGGCAGTCTTGATCAACTGGTCGGTGATGAACTGGGGGACCTGTCCGTACGGACCCAGGTGATACGTCGCCGACGTGGGCTCTTCGTCCCAGGCGACCGCCCTCACCGCGGGCAGCTCATCCCCCGGCGACTCCCCCGTCAGGACGATCCCGTTGAAGCCCGGCTCGTCCGTCAGTACGCGGGAAAGGTCGAGCATCGTGCACCGCTCGCCCTCGATGTACTGAAAGTCGGGACTGGGCAGAGCGTCGATATCCGGCGGCGGCGCGATCACCACCCAGCCTTCGACGTCGAAATAGATGTCGCAGCCGAGGGACTGCGCGAGGACGGTGACCGCGTCCCACGGGTCATCGCCGACGTCGTACAGGCGCGGCGCCGTTGTCGCCCTGGTCGTGCTGATCGCGTCATAGCTGAGGTCGTCGAAGGTCCGCGCGAGGATGCTCTTGATCGCGTCGATGATGTTCGTGCCCGTCTCGATGACGTACGGGCTGATGAACTTGTCCCTCGCCACCGTGCGGCTCAGGTCATAGGCCTCCAGCTGGATGTCGGGAGACCCGCCCGTCTGTTCCTGGATCGACACCTTGGCCAGCCGGAACACGCCCAGGGGCAGCACTTCGATCTCGCCTTTGGGATGCTCCGGAGTGGGGGCGTACCGCACACCCCGGTACGGGCGCAGCTCGGTGCCGTACGGGGTCAGCAGAGAGGTTGTGCCGCTGGGGACCAGGGTGCCCAGAGGATCTACGCAGGTGGCCTTGCAGGTCCGCCGGATCGCGGCCGTGCGGTCGCAGGAGACGTCGCCGCCCGTCGCGGGGAGGCGAGTCCGCTCCTGCGTCGGAGAGATCACGTCCACGTAGCTGTAGACCTGGTGGGACCGGCGGATCTCGGAGAGCAGGCGGGCCGACGCACGCTGAACCACCGTCCCGCCCCCTTTCGCTACTCGGGTGGCGCGACTTCCACGAAGGTCAACTTGACGAAGCGCAGCGGATCGACGAAGCGCTGCCCGCTCACCTGGACTTCCGCCTGGATGTCGCCGACCGGGCGCACCCACCACGCATGATCGACATTCGTCTGGAGGAAGAGCGTGCGGCCCGAACGGAGCAGCGCCCGCAGCGGGGCGTACTCCTCCCGCTTGAGGATCAGCGTCAGCTCGATCGCATCTCCCTTGAAGCCTTCCGACAGGACCACCGGACGGTCCTCTCCGAGCGGTTGGTACATGACACTCGTGCCGGTCGTCCCCACCTGGAGAGGCTCCGCTTTCACCCTCAGAGCGACCTTGGCATCGGGGTCGGTGATGTCCTTCAGCCACCAGTTCAGCGCCGTCAGCGACACCTCATCCGACGGTGGCCCGAAGCCGGACACGAACCGGTCCCCCGCCAGGCCGAAGCTGACGGTCTGCGCCCGGTACTTGCGGTTTACAAGCGGGATCACCGTGTGGTCCGTGTAGGTCGCGATGCCGGACAGCGGGTCATAGGCGGGAGGGCTCGTGTCCAGACCGGGCAGGACCTGCCAGTCCCCGTACCCCGCACCGTCATCGTCTGCGTACTCGATCACCGGGGCATGCCAGACAGCGTGCGTGCTGCGGCCTGTGCCGTTGCGCCAGACCCCCGACGGACCGAGCATGATGCCGACCCGGTCGAAGTAGACGAGATCGCTTACAGCGCGGTCGGTGACGGACACCTCGCCCTTGATGCGGGTCGTGCCCTCCGGGATGTCATACGTCCCCGAGGACTTGGCCCACGTCGCCGTACCGAAGCTCGCGCCCTGGATCGTCTGGCTGCTGATCAGCTGGTTCGCCCGGTAGAAGTGCAGCGTCAGATACGGGGTGCCGCTTGCCGAACCGAGGAACCCCGAGGTGAACGTGACCTTGCTGTCGGCCAGCTGCATGATCTGCGGATCGATCCCGGAGACGTCGACCGCGTCCGGCATCGTCGCCACCGTGCGGCCGGCGACCAGCGGGACGGCCGGTTTGATCAGGCCGACCCAGGACGCAGCAGAATTGAACTCGCTGCCCGATCCCGGCGTGAACGCCGCAGTCACCGACGTCGCGCCGATCGGCACCACGCCGTTGGAGTCGTACACCCCGGTGGTCAGCCACGGATCACTACTGCCCACCGTGACGTCACTGCGCTCTGTCTCGTTTGCCCCCGGGGCGGGAGCACCGGGGAGCGGCTTGATGATGCCGACCCATGAGGCGCCCGCGTAGAAGTTGCGGTTCAGTGAGCCGGTACGCGAGTGCGAGCCAGTACCGACCGGCCCGTTGGAGTCGGCCATCATCAGCGTCGCCGTGCGGTACTGCCAGTAGGAGATCTGGTACTCGGCCGCGTTGTCCGAGCGCTCCGCAACCTCCGTCGTGCTGCCCCACTCCGTGTAATAGTCGCCGCTCGACCCGAAGGCGCTGATCCGCCAGGCGCGCGAGTCAGTGTTCGAGACCGTCGCCGTGGCCACGGTGTTGCCGCTGCCGGACTGGCTCGCGTCCTCCGCAATGAACTGATTCGCCGCTGAGTCCGCGTTCCGGTAGGCCGACACCTGCGTGACGATGGGTTTGACCGTGGCGCTGAGTGTCCCCGTCCAGCTGCTCGGTTCGCTGCTGCCCGCCGTCCGCTTCAGCACTGCGAAACGCAGCGACGCCGTGCCATCCGCCTCCGTGAGCTGCCGGACCACCGTCCATCCCGACGGCGCCGTAAGCGTCGCAATCACTGTGTCCGAGATGGCGACCGTGGCGACCATCAGGTCACCGGACACCACTCCGGACGGGCGGTTGATGACGTAGCTGGTCGCGTTGCTGGCCGTCGTCCAGGCGGTGCCCTTGCCGACATAGGAGATGTCGGCGCTCGAAGTGGGCGGCGCGATGTTGGCGACCACCGAGCCGCCGGTCACGTTGTCGCTCACCGCGAACGCGCTGATCCGCCACGCGTTGGCGTCGGTGTTATTGAGCAGGGCTGACGTCAGGTAGAGCGGTGTTCCCGTCCCCCTGGTCAGCACGCCTTCAGCGATGAACTGATCCGCAGCATCAGCTGCTCCCGAGTACGCGACGACCACGGCGTAGCGCCGGGTGCTCGACACGCTCAGGCTGCCGTCCGTCCAGGTCGACGGCTCGGAGCCGCCTGCGGTGCGCTTCAGGATGAAGAGCGCCGTGTCCGTGGACCCGTCGTCGATGCTCGCCGTGTTGACCGCCGTCCAGCCTGCTGGCGGAGTGATGGTCCCGAATTGATTCGAGCTGACGAAGGCGACCATGAGGTCGCCGACCACGACGCCGGCCGGCTTGCTCAGCGTGAAGTCCGTGCCGGACGTCGGCGACGTGAAGGCGGCGCCGGTCGCACGGAATCCGAGGCTCGGGGTGATGCCCGTGTACGTCAGGCGTTTCGTCAGCGTGCCGTGGGAGCCCGCACCCGTTACCGCCACGCGGGAGATGGTGCTGCCTGCGCCGGCGACCCAGTTGTCCCCGACCGGGTCATCGCCCGTCGCAGAGAAAGCGGGCAGAATGTTTCGGCTCGTATGCCCGCCGTCAGACCACGGGGCGCCCGCCCCGTACATCAGTCCGACGTGATCCACGTGGTGAACCTCAGCGAGCGCCGGTGACGCCACTTCGACTTCGACCTTGGCGTACACCGTCGCCGCAGGAGAGGTGCCGGTTGCGACGACCTCAGTCCACGTGGAACCGGAGTCGGTGCCCGTGCCGGTAACTGTGCCCGCGAGATCGGTGAAGGTGTTGTCGTAAAAGCGGATGCGGACACTGCACACCCTGGCCGTCACCGCGGCACGCAGCTGCGCCCGCACGGTGACCGGCGAGCCCGGCGCCAGCTCCACGAAGGGACTGAGCACGGACATCGCCGCAGCACTGGACGAGGTCAGCTTCAGCGAGGCGACGCCCGCGAAGTACACAGAGGTGTCCTGTGCCGCGGTGCAGTTCGCCATTGTGTACTCGGGAGCGTCCGTCAGGGTCTCGAAGTCCGCGGACTGGACAGAGAGCAGGTTCGAACTGTCCCGCAGCGTCAGGGCTACCGCGGAGGCGTAGCTGTCCGGGACGACGCTGACGACGCCGATGCCCGGCGTGCCGGACACCGTGTGATCATCACCAGGCACGCCAGGGCTCGGACCCTGTACCGCGAAGGCGCGGCCCACCCAGACGCTCTTGGCGCCGTAGGACGAGTACACCCGCACGTACACGGAGTACTGGTCAGGATTGATCGATGTCGGGAGCGTCTGTGACGTGATGTCGCCGGACACCGTGGTCGCATAGACCGGTGGCGTGGTGTTCGGTGCGAAGGTGGATTCAGCGGCCTGGATTGCCGTGAAGATCCGGTACTCGGCTTTCGCCTGCGGATCCCCGTCGGCCTGCGCGTACGTCCAGCTGATGGCCGGCGACGGCGTGAGCACGGTACCCGTCGGCGCCTCGACGCTGACGGTCGGCCGCACCCGGTAGTTGATCTGCACCCATACCTTGTAGACGCGGATGCAGTGCAGCGACGCCGCGTAGCTGAAGACCTGGCAGAGCAGCTTGTTCAGTCGGTGAATGTCCCACGGATAACCGAGCGGGTCCCGCTGGTAGGTCGCCACCTCATAGTCTGTGATCGTCTGCGTCAGCGGGATGGTGCGCGAGGTGAAACGGCTCGTGTCGTCCAGGCAGGACACGTTGATGGTGAGAGTGCGATTCTGGCTGTCCATCTTCCGTGCCCGCACCTTGACCGTCACGGACGTGATGACCGCACCTTCCGGCACAGTGCCGATGTCCACCGGGAACCTGACGCAGGCCCGCCCTTTGTGGGGCGGGTTCCAGCAGTACTTGCTGTCGTCATCGTTGTTCCAGCAGTGGAAAAGCCTGCTCACCAGCGAGCCGACCAAGCCCCAGCCCTCGTTGCGGAAATCGTCGTTGCACAGGTGAGACAGGCCCGTCACGGTCGCCTCCCCACCCCTTGCTTGATGGCCATGGTCAGCTTCGGGACCAGCTCGCGTTGCAGCTTGTCGACCGTGCCCGGCGTCGCATTGCCCTGGACGGTGACGGGCACGTTCACCTCGACGGTCGTCGTGCCGCCGTTGCCGACCAGATCCCGCAATGCGGCATTGGACTCGACGCGCTCGCCGCCCCGGAAACCGACCAGTTCGGGACCGTGCTCGCCCACGATCGCGGGCCCGCTGCGGGCGCCCGGAGTTCCAAGGCCGTACCAGTTGTTCGACTTCTGAAATGAATTGGCCTTGGAGGGGTTTCCATAACGCGACTTAATATATCCCAAACCCCACTTGATCTGCGTTGCGGGATTTGTCTTCCAGTCCGCACCCGCGCTCTTCATTTTCGATCCCGGCAAACTTTGGGGAATGCCGTACGCGTCTGAGCTGGGGTTATCTGCATTCCAGCGCCAGCCTGATTCGCGATTCCACAGGGCTTCCAGAGCAGACCAGTGAGACGACCAGCCGCGACCTGCATTCAGGCTCTTGCCGGTTGCCTTGGCCGCAGACACCGACTTGCCGGAAGTGATCCCGCCCTTATAGGTGTCGGGTCCTCCGTCGGCCAGTCCGTTCTTTCCCGCATGGAAGTCCCGGACCTGCTGCGCGGCGGCGCTGCTCACCGTCGGGTCGCCCACGGCGATGCCATGGATGTGCGGCACAAATCCTTCAGCCGGCGTGCGGCGCCAGGCCGCGAACCCGGACGAACGCATAGCGCCGACAATCGAGTCCCTAGCAGGGCCGAGGTCGACCGCCCCGCCACCGGAGTGCGTACCGCCAGACGCCTTGACGCCGTTGTTGAAACTGCCCTGCATCATTGAGAAGCTCGTCTTGGCCAGCTTGGCTGCGTGACCGAGCATCGCCGCGGTACGCCGGTTGACAACAACCCCGCCGTACGTCTGCTTGTTGCCGTCTCCAGACTTCCACTTCGCCCACGGAATGAATCCGCCCCCGCCCCCGGTGTCCGGGGCAACGTCGTTGTCCGACACCCAGGACTTGGCGGTCTTGGCCATCTCGTCGATCATGCCGACGCCCATGTTCTCCAGGGCGGTGCCGTCGCCCGGGACAACCTTGCGGACCGCCCCCTTGCCCAGCTTGGCCACACCGTCGACTGCCGCCCCGAAGGGGCCAGAGATCGCACCCAGGGCCAAGTCCTTCAACTTGCCAAGGGCGTTCTTGATGATGCCGTCAGGAACCAGATCGGGACCGAAGTCCCCGCCCCACCCCGTCCCGAAGATGCCGCCGCCGTCACCGAACCGGTGGTCACCGTCGGAGTACGTGCGCACATTCGCGCCGCCCATTGCCTGGCTGCGCAGCGCAGCGACGGCTTCATGGCCGCCGGCCCCTGCAACCTCCTTGGCCGTCCACACGTGCTCACCCGCGGACAGCCGCGCGACGATCGAGTCCGACGTGCCCGACCCCGGGCCGTTCACTTCTCCGCCCTTTGCGAAACCGGGCAGTTTAAATTCGGGCAGCTCTGAAGCCCCGAACTTTGTCGCTACAACATTCCACAACTTCCGGATTCCGGAGTTGTACACCACGTTGACGATCGCCTGCACGGGGGCCATGACGACCTTCTTCAGGGCATCCCAGGCCTTACCGATTGCTTTCACCGCAGAGTCAAAAGCATTCGGGATCGTCTTGGTGAAGAAGTCACGGACCGGATTCCAGAACGTATTCCGGAGCCACGTGGAGCCCGTACTGAAGATCTCACGCAGCTTGTCCCACAACGCCCCGGCGGCGGCGGAGATACCGTTGGCCGCCGTCTGGAAGAACGTCCGTATGGCCGTCCAGCCGGTGTTCCAGATTCCGGCCACAGCCGTAATGAACGCCTGGACTGCGGCCCGCATAAGGTTCCATGCAGCTTGGGCAATGGAAACGATATTATTGAGGATCGTCTGGAAAATGTTGCGGATGGCCGTCCACGCCGTGTTCCACAAGTTCTGAAGCGCCGTAAGGAATACCTGGAACGACGAACGCAGCGCATTCCAAGCGGCAGTCGCTATGTTCTGAATCGCTGTCCACGTCGCACGGAACGCGGCAGTGAAGACACCCGCGAACGCAGCGAAGGCCGCGAGGAGGACGTTCAGCAGGGCCTGCCACGCCGTCCTCAGGACATTCCATACGGCAGAGGCGGCGTCCTTGATGGCGTTCCAGGCTGCACCCCACCGGCCCGTGAACACAGCGGCGAAGGCCAGGAAGACCGCAGTGACTACCGCCCATAGTGCCTGCCACGCTGCCTTGATTACGTTCCAGATACCGGTGGCTATCGCGGCGATGACATTCCAGGCTCCGGAAAATGTGGCACTGAACGTCGCGTAGAAGACGTTCCATATTCCGGTGACCGTGGCCCAGACGACCCGCCAGAATCCGATGAGGATTGACCAGGCTGTCTGTGCCGCACCGGCCAGCCAGGCCCAGCCAACCTGCCAGGAACCGGACAGAATTGCCCAGCCGACCTGATACACCGAAGTGATTACAGCCCACACCAGCCGCCACGCAGCGGTAAACACGTTCCATACCGCAATTCCCGACGCAATGAGACTGGCCCAGGCAGTCGTGAAGACCGGACCAAAAGAAGCCCAGAATCCACTCCACACAAATGTGGCACCGGCCCAAAGGACTGCCCAGGCTGCGCTCAGCGCGTTCCAAATGTTCTGCGCCGCCAGCTGCACCTCTGGCCAGACGGTGTTCCACATTTCCACGAACGGACCGATGAAACCCTGCCACGCTACAGTCAGAGCCCCCCAGACAGCGCCCCACCCAGCAGAAAGCCAGCCCAGGAAATTCGACCAACCCGTCCGGAGCGCACCCCAGACAGCGAAAGCCGCCGTCTTGATTCCACCCCAGATCTCGGACCAGTGCGTCGCGATAAATATAAGAACACCGATCGGCCCCATGAGCCCGAGCAGCAGCTGGCCCCACCCCTGGGAGATGAAATTCCAGACCGCCAGAGCGGTAGTCTTAACGGCATTCCATGTCGCGTTCCACGCCGTCTTGAGCGCCGCGAGTACCGTGTCCCAGTTCTTGACCAGAAAGTAGATTCCAACAGCCAGGGCCGCGAGAGCAACGACGACCAGACCGATCGTCAAAGCCATGCCGAGAAAGATGATGCCCATGCCGCTCGCTGCGATGGCCAGGACCGCGGTAACTGTCGCAGCAATACCAGCCACCACGTTGTAGACGAGTAGGGCCGCATTCCATGCGAGCCAAGCCCGCACAAGATTGGCCAACAGCTCAGGCGGCAGCGAACCCAGCACTTTGAGCAGCACCGTGAGGACACTGAAGGAATCGCCGCTGAGATCGGCAGCCGCCTTCGCGATATTCCCAAGAGCCGTCACCAGCGCCGAAAAGAATTCCCTGACGTCCGGCGCGACAGAATGCACCTTGTCGAGGAAACGCGTGAAGCCCCCACCCTCACCCCACGAATTGGCGCTTTTTGCACCTGCGGCTATCGACTCGAAAAGCCGGTTCCCGTACGGGAGAAAATCGCGGAAGCCCTGGCCGAGAACGCCCAGCATTCGCTGGGCAGACTTGATGAAGTTCTCCAGGGCCGGAACACCCTGCGCCACCATGATGTCGATGAACTGGTCGAGCCCCGGGCCGTCCATCCATGCCGCGAAGTCCTTGGCGAGCCTCGTGATGACAGGGCTGACAGCCTTGACCAGCGGCGTGAACTTCTCGAAGTTGCGCGCGAGGGCGCCCATGACAATCGAGACGGGAGTGAGCGTGTCCTTCTCGGTCGCCTTGATGAACTCGCCCCAGGCGCCCTTCATGTCCGAGGTGGCTTTTACGTACTTCTGCTGTACCGGCGTCAGCCCGTCGATGATGGTCTTGAGGTTCTTCTTCGCCTCGTTGACCTTCTTGAGCTGCTCCTCGTACGCCTTCGTGCCCGGTGTCAGACCGGCAAGAGTCTCCTTCTGCTTTTCGAGGGCATCTCTCGCACTCTTGGTAGCGCCGTTCGTCGCCTTGATGGCGCCGAAGAGAGCACCTCCGAAAACGCCCGCAGCAAGGCCCGCTGCTGCGCCGGCCGCGGCGAGCCCGCCCGCCACCCCCGTAGCCGCAACCGCGATGGGAACGAGGGCGGGGGCGAAGGCCAGCGCGGCGTTCGTGACGGACGTCAGCTGCTTGCCGATATTCGACGCGGCCTTGTCCATGGCGCGCAGGCCGTTGTCGAAATCGCTGATATCCCGGCGGGCGCGGCGAAGACCGGCGCCGCTGTAGGTCGACGTGACCGTGAACGCCAGCGAAGTGATGGTGGCCAAGACCGTGCACCACCCTCGCTATTTAGTTGCCGTCCTCCTCGTCAGAGGAGTCGTCATGCCGGTACAGCTCGTGCGGCCTTGGGTAGCGCTTAGGCTCCGGAGCCGGGTTCTTGCGGTGCTTGCGGTCCGTGAAGTGCGCGGCACCCTGCATGCGGTTCAGCGTCTGCACCTGCTCATGCAGCGCGGCCAGGACGCCGGCCAGATAGCTGTCATCGACCGGACCCGCATAGCGCTCGTACGCCGCCCACTCGGCCAGCTCGCGGGAGTCGATCCGGGCGAGCAGCTCGCGGACCGTCATGCCCAGAGCAAGAGCTAGCCGGAAGTAGAGGGCTCGTCCTGGCCTTCGCCGAAATCCTCGGTCAGCTCCTCGACGTCGGCCTCGGTGAAACCGTTCATCTCCTGGCACTTGTCGAAGACCCGGGACAGAGCGACGCTCGACTTCATCCCCAGCGCCTTGATGTCGCCCGTGGTGAAGAGCGGCTTGCCCTGGCCGTCGACAGCACACATTGTGATCATTCGGGCGCGGAAATTCTCCAGATTCTGCTTCTTCTTGCCGCCCGCCTGGCCTTCGGCCATGAAGCGCTCGAAGCGGTCACGCTCCTCACCGATGAGCGTGCGCAGCCGAACCTCGTAGTCATTGGGGTTCTCCGCCCCATCCGGCGCCCACTCAGGGACCGGCACATCCTCAGTCTTAAGATCCTTGGCTTCGAGGATCTGTTCACGGGAAAGCAGCATCGCGGGTTACCTTTCGATCACGGGATTTGAAACTCAGGGTTGGCGTCGCGGAAATGTGGGGTAACATCCGGTCATGGCTCAAAAGACTGTGGTTACCTATATCGATGACCTGACCGGCGAAGAGTCGGAAGAGATCAGCACGCACACGATTCTCGTCAATGGCGCAGGCGTGGAAATCGACCTGACGCCCGACAATTACGACGACCTTCTCGAAAGGCTCTCGCCCTATCTGACTGCCGACGGCGCCCGTCGCGTGCGGGGTACCGCAGGCAAGAGCAAGCCGCGCAAGGCGGGCAGCAGCCAGGACACCGCCGCAGTCCGCGCCTGGGCGAAAGAGAACGGGTTCGAGGTCAATGACCGCGGGCGTGTCCCCGCGTCAGTCCGCGAGGCATACGACAAGGCACACTGACCAGCCAGAGCAAAGCCCCCGGTCCGATGCCGGGGGCTTTGCTGTGCACGGGCCCGGCCGGGGTACCCGCGGACCCCGGCCGGGCCGCACCGATCAACCGCGGGTAGCCGCGGCGATCGTTTCGGCTGCGTCGTCCAGAACCTGACGCAGGCTTTGGGCGATCTCCTGACGATGGTCTGCCAGAGGTTCGCGGAACCAGCTGCCGCCCGTGTGCTGGGTCACCCACTCATGACGGTTGCCGAACACCGGGTGCCGCCAGCCCTGAGGGCGGTCGAGATATCCGGGGAGGTTCTGCTCGTCGCGCTCCGCCATCGATGTCGTCACCCGAAGGATCGGTGACTTGCCCGTACGCGCCTGAATCCTGACGCCGCGGGCCACCCGGCGCCGCAAGCCTGTATGCCCGCTGGTGCCCTGCACCGGCAGGCTCCGGACACGCGCCTTGGCGTCCGCGACTGCTGGGCGCAGAGCACGCTCCATGTCCTTGCGGAGCTTCCCGGGAAGGGAGCGGTCGACCTCGCGCAGGGCGTTCGCCGTGCGGCGGAATTCCTCGCCCAGGCGAACGTTGATACCGACGCGCTGCGGCATCAGACAGTCGCCATGGTGATACCTGTCCGCTGCGTCGGGAAGGTGACCTCGGTCTCACTGAGGTCGCCGACGTCACCGGAAAGGGGCTGGTACTCAAGGAGGATGCACGTGCCGGTGAAGGAGGGGTTGTTAACCGAGACCGCTGCCGCCGTCGGCTTGACCACTACCGTGAATTCCGTCTCCAGGTCCCACAGCGGGAAGAGGGTCGAGTTCACCTCGCCAGACGCGAAGTCCTGCTGGAAGTTCAGGACAAAACTGTCGTCCTTAAGGCCGGCGACGCGCTCGCGTCCCTGGCCGCTGAAATTCGTGGTCTCGATCTCGTCCTTGACCAGATTGATCTCGACCGAGGAAATGTGATCGGAGAAGTTGACTCCGTTTACGACAATGTCACAGCTACGCAGGACTATCTTGGCCATCGCCAGCCTCTTCCCTGTCGGCCAACGACGGCCGTTCAATGGCGGGCTTCACATGCCCGGCTTCGATAAGCGCCCGCTCCTGGGCACGAGTAAGGGCGAGCGTCACGCGCTCGCCCTTGATCTTTCCGCCTACGACTTTCGGCCCGATAACCTCGTACTCCCGCGGCACGGGATCTTCCCTCGGAATACGCAAAGACCGCCTCGGCTGAGCTGCCGGGCGGTCCTGTACTGGGAGGGGCTGAGGTATCGGGCGATCGCTCGCCCTAGCCATCAGGTCATCGCCTCACAACAGCCATAGTGATCGTGGCGTCCAATGGTGAACACGTGATAGTGGCCAGTCCCGTCGTCGCATCGTGATAGGACTTGAAAAGCGGAATCCACTTCTCTTGCATCGTGGTGCTGCCGATGGCCAGTGTGTAGACCTTGTTCGGCGCGACATCGCCGTTCTCCAGCACCTGCTCACCGAGCACAGTCACAGTGACGGTCGTAGAGTGCGTGCTGCGGTAAACAGCAAAGAGGCGGTCCCCGACTTCCATCGTGTCGGACGCCGTAGTTGCGGTGAACGTAGGGGCAGTGCCCGCAGGCACAATGACTTGGGTTGTCCTGAGGGACATTGCTTCCTCGCTTAAGTACTGGAAGTTCGCACGGTCACCCGGACTACTGCGCCCACATGCGGGATGCCCGCAGATTCGAAAGCCCCGTCATAGGCACTCACGCCCTCCGTGTGCGCATCTGTGCCGTCGGCGAGCCCTAGATCTGGGTTCTCGTAAAGGATTCGACGGACACTTTTCGGTCCGGTACCGGTGACGTACTGGTCCAATGCCTGCTGAGCAAGGACCGCCTCTGTGCGGGCCACCAGTACGTATAGTTCCAGATGCCACGTGTCGAGGCCGCGGCCGAACGCCCCGTTGAATTCGCACACAAGCCCGCTTGAATTGACGCGTGCAGGCATTACTACAATGGCCGGAACTTGCGTCACGTCCGCGACTTCCGCATATACGTTCAGATTCGGTATATTTTCCTTGAACGTGGTTTTCAGCGCAGCCCTTATCTCAGTGAGGGACGCCATGTCACCTCACTCGGATAGGGTCACGGCAATAACGGGAGAGCTTCGCTGCCGCCATGCGGTTATCGCGTACGCGGATGGCGCCGAACTGGTCCATTCCAGCCACACCGAAAGGCGCGTCCTTGATTTGAAACGTTTCGGCAGCCATGATCAAGCAGGCTTGTTTTACCGGCGCGGGCACGGCCGCCCAGCCCCACTTTGCGGTAACGCTCAAGCCGGAATCGAATCTCAGCAATCCGTCGGCGTGAACCTCGCAGTACGGCCAGCCTGGCTGCCCGTCGATCACCCCATTGCGGGGGTGCAGCAGGTAGTCCCCGCCCGACCAGGTCGTGCCGCCGGACTCGATGACCAGCTCTGCCGTGTCGTAGAAGTCATCGACCCGCACCCACCGCGAAACAGCCGCCCCCTCGCGCAACGCAAAGACCTCATCAGGTCCGTACTTGCGGGTCGTTGCCGTGTCCGTGTTGTTGAACTGCCGCCCGCAATGGCTCTCGATCTCGCGGCTCACCGAGTCGAGTGCGTCCTCAAGGACATCGTCATAGATGGCAACGTCTTCCAGGTTCGAAAGCCTCGCCTTCAGCTCCGCGAGCGTGGCGTATGCAGCACCAAGGGCCATGAGGGAGACCCCCCGTCCGCGTCAGCGCCCTTTGTTGTGGCCAGGAAGTCGCGCCTTGTTCACGGCTGGCGCCGCCTTCTTCTGTTCAGGTTCCGGGGCCGGCTCGCGCTTCACCGCCCCGAGGCGCTCAGCTTCCTCGCGAGAGACCACGGTGCCCGGCGACCAGTGGAGGAAGCGGGCTTCGGGGTCGGTCTCGCGCACGACGCGGCTGCGGTCCTCAGTGAGGCACCAGTGCTCCGTGACCGTGACCCAGTCGCGGCCCGTCATCAGGCCAGCTCCAGGTAGGCCACGACGACCGAGCACTTGCCCGCCGTCACGGCTCCCGCGGCGACGGCCAGGGTGATCGAGCGGACTGCCGTCGTCTTGACCAGGTCAGCGTCACCGGCGTCCACCAGCAGGCGCTTGGCGCCCGTGGTGGAGATGACGGACGGCGAGGCATTGGTGAGTGCCGCCGCCCGCAGATCGCCGGCCGACTGGACGGTGAGCGCCACAGTCGTGGTCGTCACGGGAAGGAAGGCCGTCGTGACATCGACGAAGGCGTCCAGCAGAATGGCGCCGGTAGGCAGTGCGTCGCCTCGCAGCGTGATGGTGCCGATCGCACCGCCGTCCACCGCGAAGTCGTAGACGGCGCGCGCGTACTTCACGCGGCCGACGTGGTTCCCGGAACCGATCTTCCCGGTGCCGGGCATGATGTTGCCCATGGGATTCCCTTCATGAGGAAAACCGAAGGGGCGCCAGACAGCGGCCCCTTCGGTCAGGTCGGTTCTCGATCAGAGGCCGGTGACGGCCGCGAACGCCAGCGGGCGGTAGTGAAGCGCAGCGCAGCGCATGTCCGCGCGGATGGCGAGCTTGCCCTTCACGAAGTAGTCGCTGTGACTGTTGCTGACCTGCACGTCGATTCCACGGCGCATCGCGAGTTCCGCGAAGTTCGTGTAATCGCCCAGCACTGCCTTGGTGGCGGTGACCGCCGTAGTCTCCACGACCGGGATTCCCCAGATCGTGAACGGGCCGACCATGCTGGGGTGCCCCCAGATGTACTGGCCGTCAGCGGTCTTCAGCAGCCGCACGCCCTCCCACTTCGAGGGGGCAATGAAGCAGACCGACGGCTCCGCAAACCCGGTGTCGCGGATCTTCCGGGCTGCCTTGTAGATGGCGTCCGGAATCGAGTCGCCGCCGAGAGCCTGCGTGTTGATGCCCACCACGTTCTCGGTGCCGCGCAGGTTCGGCGCGGTGCCGTTACCCACCAGGAGCTGGCTGTCCAGCCGCTGCTGAATCATGAACGGAAGACGGTTCTCGACATAGCCCTTCGCGCGTGGCTCGTCCTCGAACTGCTCGTCCGTGACGGGCAGGAAGGTCGCGATCTTCCGCACCGGCTCCTGCCGCTCGGTGAGCGCGAGAGCCGACTCGGGGTATGCGCCCTGGCTGTCCGCCTGGTTGGCCTCGAAGGTCTCGGCCGCCGCGTTCGTGTAAGTGGTCTCTTCCATGTAGACGACGGCGCTCATGCCGGTCGTGGTGCTCGGGAAGTACGAAGCCACATGCACCGAGGGCCGCATCGGCATCAGCTCAAGGCGCCCCGTGCGGACGTCCTCTGAGTCCCAGCCGACCGGGGTCTCCATAAGCGTCTTCAGGCTGATGTCGAGGTGCGCCGACGGGCCGACGCCAGAGCCCGGCTTGTAGCCCTTGAAAGCCTGCGACTCAGCGAAGCTCTCCCCCAGACTGAGGCGCCGCCCGCCTTTGCGCTCGGCCTCCCGCCCGCCGCCCCTGGCGCCGTCGCCGCGCTCGGCCGCCTCTTCGTCCTGCTTGGACGCAGCCGCGGCACGGCCGACGATCTGAAGCTCGTCGAGCTTCTTCTTGCGCTCGATGATCTCGTCGTTCATCTTGCGGATCTCTTCGACCTTCGCGGTCGAGTCGCCCTGAAGGCTCTTCACCTTCGACATGTCGTAATCAGGGCCAGCCTCTGAGAAGACGGTGGCCAGCGCCTTGCGCCTCTCGTCAAGCGCTTCCTGGGCCTGCTTCAGGGCAGGGAACTCAATGATGCGATCAGAGTCGTTGTACATGACGCTCCGTTTTCGGGCATGAAAAAAGCCCCCGAACAGGGGGCCTCAAGGGACGCGACTGCTAGAAGTCGTTGATAAGAGCCAGGGACTGGACGTAGAGCGACAGCTTCTGTTCATCACTCGGTCCGTCCGGCTCGTCATTGACGACCGGTACCGACAAGATGGAATCAAGCCGCTTGAGTTCATCCCTGATCCAGTCCAGGATCTCGGAATTGACCTTTGAGAGCGACTTTCCCTTTTCGGCGCGCAGAGCGACCACCCGTGACGCGCTGTCAATTGCCCCTGCCGTACAGGCAAGAGCGTCAATCAGTTCCTCACTCAAAGTGAGGCCCTTCGCATGCCCGTCACTGCGGTCCCGCAGCTTGGGCGGCTCTCGATCGGCGTCGCGAAGATGCGATGCCAAGTGCTTGTAGACCGCCTCACGGTCAGACTCCGGAACCCCGGAGTCACCGCTTACGCCGTTCAGCTGCGCGATGCCCTGAAGGCACGCGCGCAGATTGGCCGGCCCGTCGACTCCGTGGTGGTGAGCCAGCAGGTAAGAGCCCTTCAGCTCCGGGTCCCCGTCGGGGTCGACCCACGCATACACGCTGCGGAGCTGGGAGGGCCGCGAGTCCTCAGGCAGATCACCGATTGTCTTCGCGCCGTCCCAGGCGCGCGTGAGCGTCGCTGTCTCCTGTGCCGGAATGGGCCCGCGAACGGCAGTTGGGCCCTTCACGGTGCGGAACTGGTCATCGTCCACGGCACGGCCCTTCGTCGACAGAGTGCGCGTATTGATTCCAGCACCCAGCAGAACGGGTGACACCTCGTGCACAGTCACGGCTTCGAGATAGCGGACCGGCTGGTCCTTCTCTTCACCGAAGGAGTACTTGTTGATGTCAAAGCCGTACGACCACTCACCAAGGCCGTCCTTCGCGAGTTCTTTTACGGTCTCGAAAGTATCTCGGCCCGCCGTGGTGTTCATGAAGAACTGCCCCTCAAGGACGGCCCGCTTGCCCTTCACGCGGATGACGCCCTTTCCTACCGGGGGCGCACCGTCCCAGGACTTGTGTCCGTAGGCGCTGATAACAACCGGCGCCCCGTCGGTAAAGGCATCCTCGCGGGTGTAATCCCCGTCGTGGTCGCGGACGTTCATAGTTGAGAAGACTGCCGAGACAATGCCCTTTTCCGCGTCCTTGATTTCCAGGCCGCCGGACAGGCTTTTACGCTCCATCATCTTGTCCTTCCGGCGTGCCGGATTGTTCCAATTCAAGGGGCGCGGGATTGACTTCGGGCTCCGCGGGTTCGAGACTTGCGGGCGGCTGCATCTGAACCGACACGAGGCCGGTGTGCTGACCGACGAGCTGAGAGACGTCTTCGGCGAGAATCGCCTGCACTGCGGCATCAGGCTCGAAGCCCGCCTTGATGAGGGCGTCAATCGTGTTCGCCTGCACGCGCAGGATCTCCGCGCGGTCCTTGGAGTCCTCGCGCAGAAAGGCGATGTCGCGGTCGTCGTACCAAAGGCTCGCGCCGTTCGGCACCGTCACCAGGTTTTCCAGGCACGACGCGGCCATGCGCCACAGCGGGCGCATCGTGCCGTCCGCGAAGCGGCGCCGGCTCGCGGTGAAGTTGGAGGCATTGAGCGCGGACCCCTGAAGGCCCTCGGAGAAGCCGACCCACGAGGGTGGGACCCCGGCGGCGCTCGCTATGCGCGCTTCACCCTTGCCGACGGTCGACGTGAAGTCGAGCTGCCGGAAATCGTGGGTGAGCGGCGTGACGTCGGCGCCGCCCTGGAGAAAGAGCGTCTTGTACGCGTTGAACGCACCCTGATGCCCGGCCTTGAACGCCTTGACGAAGGACTCGAACTGCTCCTTCTGCACGTCCTTGTCGAAGCGGACCACCATGTTCGGTACAGCCGCATGCTCGAAGAACGTCTTCTTGTGGACCGTCGCCGCGGTGTCCGCCTCGATCTCCCGCAGTACGGGCGTGATCCAACTCATTCCCCTGAAGCGGGCTCCCGGGTCGGGTATCGGGCTGTAGTGGGCGACTTCGTCCGGCATGAGCAGGACAGCGCCGCCACTCGCCATCGGTCCGCCCGACGACATGACGCCGAACTGCCGCGGCTCGTAGAGGAAGCCGATGATCCTCGCGTCCACGGCGTACAAGTCACCGGAGTGAGAGCCGATGACCATCGACACCCAGTCAGGCCGCAGCCGCGCGAGCCGCAGACCGGGGCCGCTCGCACTGTCGCCGAAGCGGCCCTGGTCGTCGGTCTTCGTCCAGTACGAGTTTCCGGCCAGTGAGGCGTCCTGCTCCATGCGCGCGAGCAGCTCGCCCGTCGTGCCGGAAGCCCACGGCCTTTCCAGGAGTGTCAGCTCCTGACTGCCGAAGAGATCGCCTGGGCGGCCGTTCTTGAACTTCCGCCACTGGAACCGGGCTTCGCTGAACACCATCTGACGTGCCATGACGCATGAGAAGATCGGGCCGTTGCGCTTGAAGGCTCCTTCGACGTAGCCCTCGAAGTCGGTCTCGATCCGCTCCTTGTCGGCGGTGCTGCCCATGAAGAACGGGGCAGCGTCGATGTTCCAGAAGTCGGGCTGTGTGAAGGCCTTCCGGTTACGGCCCCAGGGGATGAGCTTCTTCCACCAGGCCATCCGTCACCCCCATGCGCAACCTGCTTCGACGGGCGGCTTCTTGGCGCTCTGCTGAAGACCCCAGACCGCGAGCGTCGCGGCCTGGAGAGGTGAGATGTCGATGGCTGCTCCCCGCTGGTCCCAGGCCCACAGGTCGGCAACAACGCGCTTGTCGGCGCCCGCGACAGCGGATGACAGCGGCACCTGGTCCAGGTGCACGAGGGTGGGATGATTGCCGCGCATCGGCACGACGGCGCTGCCGAACGAGCCGCAGGCCTGAGCGAATTCGCGGGCAGTCGGATTGATGACCTCGACGCCCTTGGCTTCGAGCGCCGGTATCAGCGCGCCCGCCTGACCGGCACGGTTGATGACCACAGCCTTCGGCTTCCAGCGCGCCACCAGGTCGGCCAGGCGCGGCACGATCCACCGGTCACCAGGGCGATGGTCCAGAGCATCAGACGATGTGATCTCTACGTGGGTCAGGCCGTCTGGGTTCAGCCCGGCGACGACGATGCAGCCGCTCTTGCGGTCCGGCGTCAGATCGACGCCGAAGGACAGGTCACCGACGGGCTCGGACGCCGGATCGATGCAGGCCTTCCAGTACGCCTCACCGATGACACGCCACGACTCGCCCTCGACCGGCCAGTCCCCCACACCCAGGCGTTCGCGACTGAACTCCTCGGCGGACATGCTGCGTCGCTCAGCCTCGATGTGCTCCACGCTGCGCTCCGGAGAATGCGCACCGCCGATGCGGATGCCAAAGCCAGGATTCGCCTTCGGATACGAGGCGTACAGACGAGAAAGCTGCCGGTCGTACTCCTCTCGCGTCCAGCGGGGGTCGGCCCTGAAGTCCTGCACGTCGTGGTCTTCGCACGTCGGAGGGCAGAACTGCGTGCACTCGTCGATCGACCATTCCAGGTAGCACAAGCGGGGATCGGAGCCGGCGATGCCGCGGGTGCGGACCCGGCCGAGCGCGGTCGACTCCTTGGTGCCGGACGACCCCGTGTACCAGACCTGAGGGTCAGGCACCGCGGACAGTGTCGGGAGGATCGCGCCGACCGCACGGTCCGTGAGGATCATCGCTTCGTCCAGCACGAGACAGTCGCAGGAGAAGCCACGGCCGCCGCCCGCAGTGCGCGAGCGGAAACGAAGGCGCCGCAGCGCCCCGTCACGGAAGACCTCAATGCCCTCTTCGCCGTGGGAGCGGCTGACGCGCTTGACCATGCGGTCCAGGTCCGGCGTGCTCTCGATAAGGCCGAGGATGCGCTTGAAGGCTTCGAGTGACGTGTCGAAGAGGTGGGCGCTGTGGATGCACAGCTCTTCGTCCAGGAGGAAAAGGCTGGCCAGCTCACGGGCTTCGAGGACGACGCCCTTGCCGTTCTGGCGGCCGACGATCAGACCGACCTCGAAGGCGGACCATGTCCCGTCCGCCCGCTGCCCGAGGGCCTCATCGAGCACGAGGCGCTGCCACGGATCGAGGGTGAGCCCGGCGATCTCCGCAAGCTCCGCGACATCAGCACCCGCGCTGGAAACGCGCGGCGGCGCGCTGAGTATCCGGGGGGCCTGATCGCCGCGCCCCGGTATGACGACACCGCTCATGCCCCGGTGCCCCTGCGCCTGCCGCCCTGACGGCGTGCGGCGTTCGTGCTGCCGCCCGTGCGGCGGGCCATCAGCTCATCGACCCGGGACACCGTCGCGCCATCGGGGATCCCTTCAAGCGCTTCGAGCACCTTGACCAGGCGCAGCGTCAGAGCGGCGGTTTCAGCGCCCGACGAACGCCGCGGCTTGCCGCACTCGCAGCAGTCGGACTCGCCGCTGATCTCCGCGGCAAGCCGGTCGCGAATTGCTTCGAGCTGCGTACGCTTGTCGCCCTCAGAAATGGCCTCACCGAACTCGCTCATCCGAAGTCACCCGCCAGTTCCAGGACTCGCGGCGCCGGCTCGATCAGCATCGTGCGGGCCTCGGGGGCGACAGTAAGAATTCGCGTCTCTTCGATGACACGGACCGTGCGCGGCTCGGCGGGCACCGTCAGGACGCGGGGCTCTGCGAACACGACAACAACACGGGGGCCGCTGACACGGGTCTCCAGGAACGCCAGGACGGCAGGCGCCGGCGCCGTCACCGTGAGCATGCCTACGCCGGTGGACGCGGCGCCCTGCAAAGCCACCTGAGCGCCCGGAGCGAGCACCGACAGCGAGCCGGGCGCAGCCACCGTGCCCGCAGCGGAGAACCCCACGGAGGGCGCCACGGCAGCAATGGACCCGCGCGTCGTCACCTCGCCCGGCAGCACCATTACAGGCGCCGGGGCAGCGACAGCAGCCGTACTGAGGACCATCGCTTCAGCGGGCATCGTTACGTGAGGCGCGGGCGCCGTCACGGCCACTGCCGCTACGGCGCCAACCTCCCCGTCCAAGCCGATCGCGGGTGCCGGTGCGGTAACCGACGCCTCGCCCGTCACCGTCAGCTCGGCGTCAGCATCGCTCGCTGCGGCAGGTGCCGCCACGGCCAGCGTGGCGTACACGGTGGCCCCGCCGCCGGCCTGGACGGTGGGGGAAGGAGCGCCCGCTTCGATGTCGCCGGTGACCTTGACGTCCGCGGCGAACGCAACGGCCGCGGCAGGAGCGACGACATCCAGCAGATCCGTTGCGCCGCCCACCATGAAGACATGAGCGGCAGGAGCGACGACGCGCAGCGCGTATGGCACCTGCGCCGTCATGTCGATGACCGGGACCGGTGCGACGACGGGGAGGGCCCCCGATGCGGTGACGTCGGCGGCGGCGGCGACCGTGACCGAAGGCGCGGTGACGGACAGGTCACCAACTGCCGTGACGACCCCGGCAAGGGCCGCTACGGCCGAAGGCGCGGTCACAGCCAGCGTGCCCGTTGCGACCATGTCAGCGGCGATGCCGAGGACGGGCAGAGGCGCGGTGACGGGCAGGTTGCCTGCTGCCTCGACCGCACCGACGACGGCCACCGCAACCGAGGGCGCCGTAACCAACAGGGCGCCGGCGACCTCCAGCTGCCCCGCAGCGGCCACCGTCGCGGACGGAGCCGCGACCGCGAGGTCGCCGTCAACATCCAGCGCTGTGGCGGGCTGCGTGTACCGCGTCGTGTACGCGCCTGCCGGCTGTCTGCGGCCGAGACGGGCCATGGGTCACCGCCCTCGGGTCAGCACTCCTCGAAGACGATGTACGCGATCGCCGTGAGCGTGGCCGCGGTGTTGATGCGCAGCTGGCAGTACTTCGAGGGGCTCACCACGTAGTCGCGGCCAAGGGGGAACTGCTTCTCGTACTGCGTCGTAGGGCCCACGAAGGCGCCCGCGAATTGCCGCTCCGTGGTGTTCGTGACGATGGCCGCCGCGCCGTAGCCAGTGGAACCGGTGCCCATGGTGAGGCTGCTCGCCTTCGCGTTGTCGCCCACAGGCACGACCGTGCTGGTGCTGTGCGCAGTGAGCGACGTCGTAGCAGCACTGGCCTGTGCGAGTGTGCACACCGCAGGAGTTCCGGCGGCGCTGCCGTTGAAGGAAACACCCCATTCGACTACGCGGATGCCGACGGTCGAGGTGGCGGCCAGTTGGATCGCGCACTTGGCACCGGCGGCGTAGCTGGTTCCCGTCATGACGCCAGTGGTCGCGTCGACAGCGCAGTTGTAGGCGATGTAGAGGCTCACGCAACACCGGCCACGCCGTAGACCAGCAGGTATGCACCGTCCCTGTTGGCGCCTGCGGGGATCGTGACGGTCGTCCCGGAGATGGAGGCGCCCACCGCTGCCGCGACGGTCGTCCCCATGATCACAGCGCGCTTGATGACCGTGAACTGCTGGATCACGTCCAGGGTGTCGGCGGCGGTGATGTCGCGCAGCGCGTACAGCGCGACACGGTCCGACTCCCCGTTCATCCACATCAGCGGATACCTGTTGGGATCAAGAGCGGCCATGACGTCCTCTCACCACATAGAGGCACGACGCACCGCCGTGCTGAAGATCCTGTTGTTCGGGCCCGTCTGCGGGGGCTCCGCGATCAGCGCCCCGGCGCAGAAGCACCAGGCGACACCGGCGAAGGTCGACGTGAAGACCGGGGCGGTACCGGTCCCCAGTTGTTCGGCGAACAGGATGCGCGGATTGGGCGTGGCCCCGGCCGTCATGCCGATCTCGCCGCGTTCCGTCCAGGAACCGCCAGGGCCCGCCACGTCATACGCCGTTCCGTTCCAGGTGGCCAGCGACGTCCCCACACAGTGAATGGCCAGGTCCGTGGACTGAACCCCCGTCAGGGCTGTACTCGTCTTCGAGATGCCGGTGCCGTTCCCCGCCAGCGTTGCTGACGTGCGGAACGGGTCACCTGTCGCGATCACTCCGGTGTACCGGAGCATGGCCATCGCGGCGTAGTTGCCGTACGTGCCGTCCGGCGTCACGGTGTAGCTGGCTGGCTCCGAGGACGCCCGGCGCCAGAACAGGCTCACGGTGTTGTCCTGATCCCCGCTGGGCAGGTCGTTGACCGTTGCCTTCTGAGTGAAGCCCGGAATCGCCGGGACGACCCCGGCGGACTCCGACACCTCGATACCGAAGATCAGCATGTCGCCGTTGGCCGTCCCCGCAGGCACGTTGACGGACACCGTGGCAGCGTTGTTCCCGCCCGCGTTGAGCGTCACCGTCGTGGCACTCTGAAAGCCGATCGGCATGGTCAGGCCGCGGGCATCGTGAACGTACCGCTGGTGATCTCCACACTGACGCCGACCGAGATCGTCGTTGTATTGAGCTGGAGCTGCCCGCCGCCGCCCGTCGCCGTGACGCTGCCGTCGAAGACCGTGCCCGGCGTGCTGCTCGCGCAGCGGAACCACGCGGCCGTCCCGGCCGCAACGCCGGTCGTCGACAGAGGCACCGCAGCCAGCGTGCAGACACCAGAAGACGCCGCGCCGAAGGCGGGATCGTCCAGCGTGAACGTGGCGAGCAGCGTTTGACCGGACACCGCCGTGTTCGCGTTCGCGGGCTGCGACGCCGTGTAGAGCTTGATGGTTCCGGCGCCCGCTCCCCCGTCGACCAGGTCGACAGCGGCGTCCGCCATCGCGTTCTGAGTTGCAGTAGCAAGCTGAACGGCCATCAGGTTCCCTTCACCATGCGCGGGACCCCGTGGCCGGCCGCGGTGTCGCGCCCTCGGGCGCACTGATCGTCTGAATGAGTGCAGGGCGTTTACGCAGGCCAGAGCCGTACCAGCGCTGCACGCCCTTCATGTAGTCCTCGGGGCGCTCGGCGGCGCAGCGCGCTTCAACGACGTCGCGCCCCGGATCGACCGTGACGACCTCCGCGCCGCATTTGCGGTAGCGGTCCATCGCGGCCTGCTTGGGCACCGAGTGGATGATGTAGACGTCGTGCGTCTCGACGTGCCGCAGCGCCTCGGTGATGGCACCCTCGCGGGCACGGAAAGCAACCGTCGCCAGGGGGCGCCTGTGGCCGTGCGGGGCGGCGCCGACCGCGGTCAGCGCGTTGGCGATGCGGTCGTAGTCGATGACGATGTCACCGCTCTTCGCTCGGTCGTTGACCCACGTGCTCTTGCCCGCGGCGGGCGGGCCGATCACGACGAAGAGGGCCATCAGCGCCTCCGTCGCAGCAACTTGTGACGCAGGCCACGCGCTTTGTGGGCGCACGGAGCAGAACAGAAGCGCCCGGCAGGGCAGCCTGTGACAAGTGCCCGGTCAACGGCAGGAGGCTCCGTGCGGCCCGTGATCACAGACGACGTCAAGCAGCTGGTGAAGCGCTGGGTGACCCAGGCCCGCGCCGATGCGAAGGCCAGAGGGGAGTATCCGCCCCCTCCGTACAGCAGGCTGCCCGACCACCAGCGCAGCTTGTTGTTCCGTGAAGCGCACTGGTGGCAGGCGCTGGCATCCGGCCAGTTGCTTGCCTCATGCGTCCCGCCGCACCCCTCACCGGACAACATCACGGCGATGCGAGAGCACCTGACGCGCTGCTTCGAGCACCTGCACACAAAGATGGGCGGCCATGCGGACTTGTTGCCCACGGGCACGCACGACCAGCTCAGCGCCATCCAGCAGCGCACGGCGGCGGCACTGGACGTAGTGGAGCAAGCAGGCGCCGCCTGGTCCCGCGAGGCTGACGCGGCGTGGCAGGAGCTGATGCGGTGGGCCGGCCGTCTGAACCCTGCCGGGCGGACGCGCCAGGCAGGCGACTGGGTGCCCGACGGGTGGCAGCACTACGGCACTACCGGTTCTTGACCCGGATCGTGATGCTGCGGTCGTCGATGCGGCCGGCGCTTGTGATGATCCGGTTGGTCACCTGATAGGGGGTGCCGGGTGTGCCACCGGAAAGCCAGGCCGTGGCACTGGTCACGCTGTGCGCGTCGCTGTCGAGCGTCAGGCCGGCCGATACGGTCATGGCCGACGTCGTGATCGTCTCTCCGGGTTCGAGCCAGTCCGACCAGTCCCATACCCAGTCGAGCGTGGCCTCCGGGTCCTTCTCCCAGGCAGAGGTGGCCATGATCACCTCCCAGTAGATCTACGTGACCCGACCCACGCGCTGAATCACGCAGCAGGGGTTCGGTGGATTAGGACTGAGTGCGAAGGGCCTGAATGGATCCTGAATGGATGATCACGCCTCTGGCCTGGGGTTATTCAACCCTGCGAAATGATCACTAGCGCAAGATCCGTCAGAGGGTTATTGCGGACATAAGGGCATTTGGGGTCACCGGGAGAATCCCTCACGGATGCACCCCACCCCCCTATGGCCTCGGAATATCGGGCCCGACGGCAAGCCTCTGACCTGCACTGATCCCTGTCGCTTGATCCGCCGTAACGATCAGTCGTAATGATCAGGGCAGTGAATGGATCCTGAATAATGATCTATGCAGGGTTCCATTCAGACCACAGCGGGAGATCATCACCACCGCTTGGAAGCGATCAACGGACGCTTGGCCGCGCCTGATCCTTTGCGCTGGTTACAGAGACGGTGCGAGGGCCTGAGCCACTGCACATCATCGGGGTCATCACCGCGCGCGAGCAGTACGGCGATCGAGGGATCGTGATCCGCTTGCCATGCCATCGGATCAAGGTAGTGCAGTGTCATGTCGATCGACTGACCACACAGGTGACAGATCGGCACTGACTCACGACGCAGCAGTGCGACTGCATCACGCCATCGGCTGCCACTACGGCCAGCACATCTGGTCACCGGCACGGCGCTCCTCCAAGTTCGGGGGCACACCGTGCCGGTGACAGCACAGCAGGCAGCACAAGCGAGATGAATCTAGCTGGACAAACGCAGGGTCTGGCCGGGATGGATCAGGTGCGGGTTGCTGCCGACGGTCTTGCGGTTGCCTGCGTACAGTGCGTGCCATCCGCCGCTGATGTTGTGCTGCGCGGCTATGCGTGACAGGTAGTCACCGCTCCTGACCTTGTACGCCTTGCCGTCCCACGTGGCAGGGAACCTGCCCGTGCGGGGTGCAGCCCTGTGCTGCTCGGCACCCTTGGCCTTGGCCGCTGCCCTCGGATTGGCGGGCTCGCCCTTGTTCATGGCGGGCCCCTTGGCCTTCGGCATGGCAGGGGCGGCCGTGTCCGCAGGCCCCCCTGCTGTCGAGCCAGCGGGCCGTACGACGGCGGTGAAGGCGCTGGCGTACCAGCCGCTGCGCCAGGACGCAGTGCGGATGGAGGTGCCGGGCTTCGACGCCTCGACGATCTTGCCGCCGCCAATGTACATAGCGACGTGAGCGCCGCCCCGGTAGATCACCAGATCGCCGGGCCGTACCTGTGACGGTGAGACCCGTTTCAGTCCGGCCAGCTGCGCCTGAGACGTACGCGGGATCGAGACGCCCGCAATTCGCCAAGCCGCCTGCACCAGGCCGGAACAGTCATACGCGTTGGGCCCGGTGGCGCCCCAGATGTACGGCTTGCCGCGCTGCGCCAGGGCGTACGCGACAGCCTTCGCCGCGGTGCCGCTGACGGCCGCCTTCGGCGCGGCGGGCGCCGCCTTGGGCGCGGCTGCCTTCGGCGCCGCAGGAGCAGGGCCGCCCCGGGTGAGGCCGGCCCGCTTACCGCACACGGGCCACGCTCCGGGGCCCTGCCCCTTGAGCACCTTCTCGGCTATCTGGATCTGCTGTGCCTTGGTCGCGAGATCGGCACGGGATGCGTACTTCGCCCCGCCGTAGCCGCGCCAGGTCGACGCGCTGAACTGAAGCCCGCCGTAGTACCCGTTGCCGGTGTTGATGTTCCAGCGGTTGCCGGACTCGCACGCAGCGACCTTGTCCCATACGCCGACCGGGGCGGCATCTGCCGTGCCTGCCCCGGTCATCGCCATGCCGGTTCCCACGAGAGCAGTGATGCCCGTCGTGGCCAGGGCGCGCTGGGTCTGGGCGCCGCCCTTGATCTTGCGGTGCTTGTTGTGGTCGTGCCCCATATGAGCTGATCTCCGATGGGAGTTGGGCCTGCCCCGCTCAGGCCACCCGCCAGGTGCGGGCATGAGGAAGCGGCCCGCGACGGGGCCGCTGTAACCGCGCATGGCGCGGGTCGTGACTGGCGCTGCCGTTCAGCGGCTTGCGCAGCAAAAAGGCCCGCTCGCGGCGGGCCTTAACGTCTGGCCAGGCTGCCTCGCGGCATACCTGGTACGGGTCAATAGTGCACGTGGAAACGCTACATGGCAATCACCCCCTTTCACGGGCGTTTCGGCGGCGGCTCCGTCAAGGGCTCTCCGGGCTTGCGCGGAGGCATTGCCTCCAGGTCCCACAGGCGGCGCCCGGCGGTGCCGTAGCGGACCAGACGGCCCTCTGCGGCCCACCGGAACAGCAGGCGGCGCGAGATGCCCCAGTGCAGGCAGGCAGCCTCGGTGTCGGCGAGGATCACGGGCGGATCTCGAAGATCTCAGCTACCGCGCCGTCGTAGTCGCGGACCTCGAAGCGACCAGTCGCTACGGCCACGTAGCCGCCATAGCGCGCAACAGCGTCATATCCCGCCCCGGGCGCCGCCTCAGGGAAGGACGCCCGGTCATACCACCAGCCGTTCAAGCGCGGCGGCACAGCGCCAGGCAGGTCTTCCGCAGGACGGATGACGATGTAATCCGGGTCACCCACAACCCCACTCCTCTCATCTGGTCACGCCCAGGATGATCCCGACCACGGCAGCGATCACCGTGACCCCTGCAATCAGGTAGGCCCAACCGGCGTTGAGGCCTGCGCCCTTGCCCTCGGAGCGGTTGAGACGGTCCGTCAGCTCCTGAATGCGCTCCGAGTTGCGCTCGATCGCAGCCACGGCCTCCAGGCGTGTCATGAACTGCGACGCCTGGTCGGAGAGCGTGCTGCGGAATTCGTTGACGCCTTCGAAGCGCCGCTCCATGGCGTTCTCTGCCTTGTTGACGGCCTTCTCGGACGCGGCCAGCGCCGCCTTCGTCGCCATGTCGAGATCGTTGAAGCGCTGGTCGTAGCGCTTGTCCCGCTCCTCGAAGATCGCCCCGACATGGGCCCGCAGCACCTCGACAGTCCACCCGTCATCGCTCACGGGCGCCACGACTCCTTGTAATCCGGGTGGTCGTCATCCGACAGGGCGAGCGCTCGGACTACTTCGAGAAGCTCCTGCACGAGGTACTTCGTGAGGATCCCGCCCATGTGATTCGCAAGCAGCGCGGCCTGATCCTCGTACCGCGCGATGATCTGGCGCTTCGCCTCGATCTCCTTGAGGACGCGGGCCGGATCATGGCGGGCGATGTGATCTCCGCGCCAAGAACGCGTACACGCGACGACGCGCTCGATCGAGTGATCGACGTCCACCCGGCGGGTGCCGGTCCGCTCGTTCTCCTCGAAGGCGGTCCAAGTCTCCGGTGCCACGATCACCGCCACGTCCTCATCGAGCCGCGCCCGCAGGAATGCAATCAGGTCGGCGGTCACGGGCGCCACTCCTCGCGGTAGTCGGGATGGCCGTCGTACGCCACGGCAAGCAGGCGCAGCGCCTCGATCTCGTCGGGGTTCGTCTCCGGGCACCGGCCCTCTTCGATCTCCTTGGCGCCGTGAAGGCAGCCCCACTCGCCGTCGATCTTCGCCTCGTATGCCAAGATCATGTCAACGAGCCGCCGCCTGGCCGCAGCATCGGCCAGCACGCGCGCAGGGCCGTGCCGCACAACGTGCCGCGCCACGGGATTCCCTTCGTCCACGGCGTCGCGGTCCCAGCCTGCAACCGCAGCATCTGCCGCAATCTCCTGGTCCTCCATCAACCGCGCCCGCAGGAACACAGGCAGGTCGGCGGTCACTGCGCCCCGTCCTTCACTGCCCGCCCACCGTCCACGGTGATCTCCATGCTCCGGAGCTGCCCGCCGAAGGTGATCCGCACCTTCGGCGAATCCGCACCCGAGGCCCCGGCCGCGCGGGCCTGGCGGCAGAAGGCCTCGATCTCGTCCAGGGTCATGACCTTGCCTGCCGCCGCGTGCTTGATCGTCTGTGTCATCGGTCCTCCAGGTAGTCGATGGCCTCCGCGACCGCCACAGCGGCGATCCGGGCGATGTTGTCGACAGAGTTCATATAGCCATCCCCCACCGAGCGCAGCGTCGACGGTTCGCCAGTGGGGCTGACCCGTGACCACGCTTCAAGGACCGCCTGCACGAGACCCTCGTGAACACCCGTGCCGCCCGCGTTGTACTTGTACTCATCACGCATGGCGTATCGCCCTCTGCCATATGTATCGGCTCCATCACGCACCCTCACCTTCCAGCAGCTTGATCCAGTCCCATCGCATGTACTTCGTACCGCACGGCGCCGTTTCCGGTGTCCCGATGCAGCGCACGTCTGTTGACGCATCACCGGCAACGATCAGGGCGCCGTTGCAGTTGCCGCACAGGACATCGGCCAGCATCGCCATCGGCGAGTCGTAGCCGAGGATGATCCGCGCCGTGCGGACGCGCTTGCGCAAGTCCTCCTTGATCCCGTAGACGAGATCGTCGTGCCCGGCTTCGCCCGCCATCGCGCACCAGTCAGGCAACGCCCGCAGCGCACTGAGCACGGTGACGCCTTTCCGCTCGCCATGGTCGGGATAGAGCACCGCGCGAAGGGTGTCGTAATGATTATGGGCATCGGTCCTAATGGTCAGCAGCAGCGCCAGCGCCTCACCATTCCCAGGCGGATTGGAGTGCGGCTTGTCAATGGCCCCTATGCCGTCACCGCCCGCTTTCGATACCGGCTCGGTGACGGCTTCCTGCAACTGGACGATCAGGCTGGGCAATTGCAGGGTCCGGGCTCGCGCCTCGACATCAGCAGGGCATTTGCATTCATGGTGTCTGCGCCTGCCGGGCGGCATAGCCGATCTCCATACCTGGCACAGCGTCACATGCTGTGTGATCGGCACCCGGTACTCGATCCGCTCCTCCCAGCCGCTGACGAGCTGGCGAACGAGATCGGCGATGAACTCGGGATCACTCGCCATCAGTACCGCCCGCGTAGTCGTGCGGCCTGCTGGCGCCGTGCTGGCAGTCGCAGCCTGGGCAGGCCGCATGGCCCTGCTCGGGGAACTCCCGTGCGGCGACGGGGTAGTCGGCCGCCCATGCGCAGTGCTTGCAGATCATGAGCGCCTGCCAATACCGAGCCGCGCCAGCCGGGTGATGCGGCGGGCCTCTGCCTCGAACGCCCTGGGGTCGTGGAACGGGCACTGAGTGACCGTCACCCTCACCTGTGACGGATGCCGTGAGGAGTGCAGGAGTTCGATCAGTTTCCAGACGTCCAGCATTGTTCCTCTTCCTGATCATGACGGAGCGGCCCCGGGAGGCCGCTGAAGGGTTCAGGACCGCCCGGGGGCCGGCGTGCGGCCTACGAGGCGTCAGAAGCGCGCACGGGGCACACGTCGTGAACGGCCCAGTGGAAGCTGTCGTGATCGATGGCCATGTACGGCTCGCCGTCCTCGATCAGGCGGCGGCAGGTCCGGCAGCGGTGCGGCCAGCTCCTGGAACGGGGCCGGGCCGCAGGCGTCGCGGAGACACAGGGCGCATCCGGGTGCCCGACAGCGCTCCCGCGGGCTCGGGGAGGGGCCACGCCCACCTCCGTGACGGCCGTGGCGTCCTGGCCGTGGGCGCCGCACGCATGTGACGCCACGATGTCGCACGGCGTCGCCGACACGGCGGCGGTCCGCAGTCGCAGCCTCCAGGGCCGCCCGGCCTGGGTGATGACGTCGTACGTCCAGCGGGCGGCGATCAGCGCGGCCCGGTAGCTCTCTGCGTCCAGCGGGATGGGGTCTGCCGCCGTGGCCAGTCCTGAGACCTGAGCGGCCAGCACGACGCTTCCGCATCGGTTGCAAGTCGCGATCTTGATTTCTGTGTCCATAAGACTCTGCGTAGCCGTAGCAAGATCCTTCCTCTTTTGATCTTCGCAACGTGTCCGGAACCGGTCCGTGGTCCCCGTCCTTAAAGGACGGACGGGGGAGGACCACTAAAGACCAGTCCTGACCTGGGCAAACGTCCTGAGTGGTCCGGGACCACTAAAAGAGCGGTCCTGAGTGGTCCGGGACCGGTCCGAGGACCACTCGAAAAATGTGCAGATAAGGGCTCTGACCTGGTCGTATTTAAAATTCCGACTCTCATTGGCCGGTAAGGTGGTCCTGGACGAACACGGACCGGTCCTCTGTACAGTGGTCCTCGATCTTGGTCGCCTCGTACGGGACCGGTCCCGGATCATGCGCGGTCCGCGCGCCCGCCTTCGACACCGTCAGGTGTCCCTGCGATGTCAGCCACTCGATCGTCCACAGAATCCGGTCCGTAGCGCCCGTGACGCCCTGCCGGATCGCCCGCGCGCTGCACCCCGGGTTGCCCGCCACGAAGCCCGTGACGGCCTCGCACAGCTTCTGCGGGGGTGCGTCCTCGAAGCCCCGCGCCTCCGCGTCGTCGTGCGGCCAGGCGGGCCACACGTTCGCGGTCGGCACCGCCTTGCCCTCGAAGTCGATGACCATGTCCGCGAACCACTGGGGGCGGGCTCCGGGGACCGCGTGGGCGCGTACCCATGCCCCGCGGTCCTTCTCGACCCGCAGACGGCTCTTGCCCTTCATGTTCTTGCCGATGGGCTTAATCAGCTCCAGCAGGTAGCTGACCCCGGTCAGCGCAGACCGCTTGTGCTGGGAGCCGATCGCCCGCTTCTCACCGTGCGGTACATGATCGAGGACCACCACGGACCAGTCCGCCGCGGCGAATGGTTTCGTCACCTTCGCGTGCCAGGCCGCAACGTCGTTCTCCAGCCGGCCGTCCAGCCCCTCGTGCGACATGGCCTCGGTCATGCCGTCGAAGACGGCAAGGCTGCCCCGGACGCCGATCAGCTCTTGCAGGCCCTGTTCATCCGCGGCCGTGAGCGGGCCGGTGGGGTTGCGGTAGTGGAAGAAGGCCATTACGTCCTCGCGCCTGGCACCGAGCAGCTTCAGGCGCCGCACGATCGAGGTCGCGTCGTCCTCGAAGTCGATGTAGGCGACGTGGTGGCGAGAGGTGATCTCCTGGACGGCGACAAGGCAGGACAGCCAGCTCTTGCCCGCCTCCGACTCGGCGTGGACTCCGTTCAGCTTGCCCCGGTAGAACAGCCCGACGGGCATGTCCCCGGAGAGGTAGCCGACTTCCGTACGGGTTTCGTCTTCAGCGGCGTCCCATGCCGCTGCGATATCAATGGGTGCCCAGGCGCGGGGCATCGCTTCGCGCTGCCGCGCCGCATCGATTTCCGCGCCTTCGCGTCTCTGCTGGAGTACGTCAGCCCATTCGGCGGCTCCTTTCCTTTTGCGTTGCTCTTCGTCCTGCCGGATTTCCTCACGCCGCCGCTGGACGACTCCGAGGAAATCCGGCAGGAGCGGCGGGGGTATATGCGGTTCGACAAGGCGGACCTGGTCGTCAAGGGCGAGCGTGGCCGCGTAGTCGGCAAGCGTGTAGAGGATCAAAGGGAAGGCGGGCGCGTGGCCGTTCTGATCCGCTGTCTCCGTCACGGCCACGCGCCTTTCCTGTTGTTGCTGTCACCGGGTGCTGCATTCAATGACGGGTGATCTCATGCCGCTTCTTCCAGTAGAGGACGTACGTCGTCAGCGGTGATGATCCGGGCCTTCCACAGGACGCTCACGGCGTGCGGCTCGCTGAACGCGTACAGGTCGTCCAGCATGCGCTCATACGCGGCGCCGTGGCTCCGGGGCCCGCGCTCGCCCCTCAGCAGGCGCAGCAGAGAACGCGTGTGATTGCGCGTCGTGTTGTTGCGCGGCGGCAGCGGCTGCCCCCTCACCGGGCTGATGTCTCCCGCGGCCAGGGCCGCCGCGACGGCCGCCGCGGTGCTGGCAACGCCGTAGCGGCGGCGCAGCCGCACCAGGCAGCCCTGGACGGCGTCGCACGTGAGGGCCAGCTGCTCAGCTGCTTCGCTGACCGTCTCACCGTCGGCGACGGCCTGGAGGATGCCCAGACCGCCGCTGCGCGGTGGCCGCCGCCGGGCCGGCGCAAGTTCAGGCGCCGCTTTCCGCTCACGCCGCCTGTGCTCCTGGCTCCTGCGGCGGCTGCACGGCAGGCAGTAGCGCGTCGTGTGGCCGCACTTGCGCCTGTAGAGGCCGACGTTGACGGGGTCGGTGAGGTCGTGCAGGCCTGCCCCGCACACCTCGCGCCTAGCCGGGGGCACGGCCCTGAGCCTGACGCGGTATGGCGCTCCAGGGTGCGGTTTCGCCGGGGGCTGCCGTGAACGAGCCGGGGCAGCGGCTGCGTGCGCCGCTCTGGGAGAAGATGCTCATGTCGTGTCCGGCAAGGCACGGCCCCCGCCGGGAGACGATGACGTCGGGCTGTGCGCCGCAGCGCGGGCAGCGGGTCATTCTTCCCTCCCGGGCTGCGTGCGGAGCCGGGTGTCCGTCCAGGAGAGCCCGCAGTAACACAGATGCGCGCCGTCGCAGTTCCAGCGGCTGCACAGGCACACCCCGCCGCCCCTGGCGGGGCATGGGGTGCCGCTGAGCGCCTGTAGGGGCACGGCCTGCGCGAAGGCGCCGCGTACCGCTTCGTCGAACTGCTGGTCGCTGAGGCCGTGGCTGCGGACCGCCTTTTTGTCCGGCGTGATCCATGCCCAGTCGCTGCCGTCCTTGAGTGCGACGGGCTGCTTCCCGCTCTCCCGGCATATCACTACGCCGTACCCCTGGTCGTCCGTCACGAAGTGGTGCTCCTGCAAAACGAGATCCCCCTGGCCGTCGTGCACCAGGGGGATCTCCTTGCGGCAGCGCGGGCATGCGCCTTCGGCTGGATCTTTACTTCGCTTCGGTGTCATCGCTCACCTCCTGTGAGTCCCGGCTTCCTTGGTCCATGTGTGGTCGCCGCGTCCCCGGCACGCCCGCGTGCAGCGTCCGAGACTGCACGAGAGCCGCCGAAGGGGCTGCTCGATCCAGCGGTCCGACCAGACGAGTACGGGCGCGTACCAGCGGCAGCGCCACACCCGTGCGCTGGTTTCCGGGCAGTCGGGCCACGAGTGATGGGTGAAGCCGTGAGAGCAGACCCAGTACCAGCGGACCTGCCACAGCTTCCACGGTGCGTCCCGGTAGTCGCGGAGGCTCCTCACCGGTCGTTCACCTCCGGGTCAACGTCCAGGGCGGCCCATTCCAGGATCTCCTTGACTGCACTGGGCTTCAGTTCCGCCGGGCCCACGACCGCCTTGAGCTTCCGGATCTTCGCGGCGTCCTTGCGTCGCTGCTCCGTCTGGATTTCGGCCAACCCCTTGTTGCACGTGGCCAGCCATTCAGGCGAGCTGTCCGCACAGACGATCTCTGCCCAGGCGCTCATCGCTTCCCCTCGCTTCGCAGCTTCGCCCGCCCCGCGAAAATCTGGCTGACCTCTCGCCGGGACCAGGTCGCACGGGCGACGAAGTACTCCGGACCTCCGAAGGTCTTCAACCCGCGCGGCTCCCAGTCGCCCTTGCAGCGCGGGCAGGAGGCCCGCAGGCTGGCGCCGTTGGGGCAGCCCATGCCCGGACTGGTCGGGTGGCACGGGTAGTCGTAGCACTCGCACTCATAGGCGTTGCGCCGGTAGCCGACCCAGCGGCATGCGGGGTTGAGGCAGTCGACGCGGTAGCGGTCAGTCATCGCTCACCTCCGGGTCGATCAGGTCGGCCGCGGCGAGGCAGTCGCCCATGTGGTCGTCGGTGTAGTCGCGCAGCCGCCTGGAGTTGCGGATCTTCTCGGCCAGCTCGTGGGCGTAGGTGTCGAGCAGTTCCTGGAGGCGGCGGCGCCCTGCCTCGCTGAGGCGTGACTCGAACATGGCCGCGATGTCCTGACGGGCGCTCACCCCAGCACCTCCACGTACCGGTCCGTGTCGGCCCCGCCGTTGCCCGGGATGCAGATCTGGACGGTGCTGCATCCGACACTCAGGTACCAGCCGCGCGCGGTGAGTTTCTGTGCGAGCTGCCGCCAGATCTCGCGGGCTTCGGCCTCTTCGTCGTCCGGGCGTGCGTCAGTCATCGAGCACCACCACGGCCGCTACTCCGACCCAGCACAGCACCATGACGACGGCCCCGACGATCGCGGCCAGCTGGCCGTCGGCGGTGGCCGCAAAGGTGAGGCCCCCGGAGAGTCCTCCGAGGGCCAGTCCTGCCACGAACGTGATCATGTCTCCTCCTCAGCAGCAGATGTCGACGGTGGCGTCCGGGAAGGCGATGCACGCGTCACGGAGATCGCGCAGGTACATCAGCGCTCCCGAGTAGTCGCCCCACCCGTTGGGCGGGTTCATGGCCTCGTACGTCTGGGGGTTCGCGGTCATGTCGGCCGCAGCCCGCTTCAGGTCCGCGACGCAGTCCCCCGCGCGCTTGTCCGCGAGGTCACGCAGCGGGTAGCCGAGCGCCTTCTCCCACATGGGCGTGACGTTGGAGGTGTAGTTACCGGGCCCGCCGGGCCAGAAGCGCTTCGGCTCCGGGCCGCCCGTATCGACGTCGATGTACAGCGCGATGTCGTAGCTCATTGATCTCCTTCTCCGATCTGGTCCAGAAGCCCCGCATCGTCCAGCGCCGCGAGCGCGACCCTCGCCGTGGACGCCACGTATGGCGCCTGCTTGACGTATGACCAGCGCTCCGCAGCCACCCATTTGGCCACCTCCACGAGGTCCCACAGCGCGTCCCTGGGGACCGGGACGGTGGCGCCGGGCGGCACGGCGTCCAGGTCGTGGATAGGCGTGCCGCATTCGGGGCAGTCCTCGGGGCACAGCGCGTTGTCGCAGTACCGGCAGGGGCGCCGCCCCTGGTGCACGTACACGCAGTCGCTCTTGTGGGTGCACGAGTGCCCGCCGGGCACCTTGCGGTACGGCTCGCCGCCCTCGGGACAGTGCGGGGGCGCCACGTCGCGCGTCAGTCCCAGCCCCGCCGCCTCGTCCGCCGTGACGACCCGCCGTTCGAGCTGGTAGGGCGAGGCGTCCGCCGGTGCGGCGGGGTGGCGCAAGCACCACCAGACGTCGCGCCAGAACGCGGTGACCGCTTTCATGGGCGCTCCCGACGGTCGATGCACTCGATCCACGCGGCAGCCACGGCCGCGACCTGGACCAGCTCCGCGCGGATCCTGGCGGGGTCGGATTCAGCGAGGGCCTCGTAGACCTCTTCGAGAAGGATCCCCGTCCAGTCGAGCCGCCGGTCCGCGTCTCGCGCGTCGAGCGTGCCGCTGTTGATGGTGCGGTAGTTGACGGCCCACTCGTCGAACATCTCGCGGGCCTCGCACTGCGTGGTCGTGTCGCCCGCCATGTCGGGATGGTTCTGCTCGCCGAACTGGGCGTCCTGCCGGGCGCGCTCGGCCTTGATCTCATCGAGGATGCTCATCCCCGCCCCCCTCGATCTCCGTCGCCACGTCTTCGGGGGTGATGTTCAGGTACCGCCTCGCCGTGTCGTCTAGCATCTCTGCCGCCTGGTCTGCCGGGACTACGGCGCCTGCGGTGTCGCAGCGCACGCACTCAACGGTGTAGTTGCCGAGGTTGCGGAACTTGTGCTGTCCCTTGCGGTGTCCGGAGCAACCGTCAATGAAGATCGGAATGTCCAGGCGCTCAAGCATCGGACCCTCCTTCGATCTTCACCGCGACGTCTTCGAGCACCGCGTTCAGGTACCGCTCCGCTTCGTCGATCGGCTCGCGCACCTTGGCGTCGCGGACGGTGGCGGCGTCGGCCTTCTGGATCTCGGTGTGCCGGGCGGCCAGCCATGCGACGTAATTCCCGAGGATCGATCCCTCGTCTCCGTCGCCGTCCCAGTCGTTCGGGTCGGCCATGGTTGTCACGATGCTGTCGCGCAGGCTGCGGTACATGAGCGCGGCTTCTTCGAGGGTCTCCTGCTCGTCGGGGCCTGTTCGTCCAGTACTTCGCGGCGCACTTCGTCGCCGTAAGCGTCGATCAGCTCGTCGGCTCCCCAGTTGACACCCGATACGAGATGGTCACGTAGCTCGTCCCGTGCGCTCATGTCTCCCGCCTTCCTGTGCCCTCGCGCAGCGCCTCGGTCAGTCGTCCCATGGCCCGCTCCACCGAAGCTCCGGTGCCGTCACCCCGTATCGCCTCTCCCATGTCCAGCAGGGCGGCGGCGATGGCGAGGTGGGCCTGTGCGGTGACGCTGGTGATCAGGCTCGCTTCGCCGCGTACCGTGCCCAGCTGGCTGATGTTGTTCTTTGCGTCATTGATCACTGCGAGGGCGAACTGCTTCGGCGTCTGCTGCTCAGGCATCGCACCTCCCCTCCCCCACGAACCTTGCGTACAGCCGCGCTTCGCCGTGCACGGTGCGGGCGACCGCTTCGAAGGCCCCGGCGGGCCGGTACGCGGCTGCTATGCCCTGCTTGATGCGCAGCCCTGCGCCGCTGGCCGACCCGATGCTCTTGTACGTTCCGACGATGCCCCACTGGCCGGGGCGCTGCTTCAGGGCTGCGGCAGCCACGGCATGGCCGGTCCGGCCTGCGCTTGTGTGCCGGGGCGGCTCTTCGAATCTCATCAGGCTGCCTTTCCGAAGATCTTGTTGAGTTCGGCACCGACGTCGATGCCGTCCAGCTCGCAGCCGAGCGGCACCATCGCGTAGGACTGGGTGAGGAACGCCTCGATCTGCCCGGCGTCCGCGTGCAGATGCGCTTCCCCTTCGGGGCTGCACAACTGGATGTGGATGCCGCCCTCGCACGGCCAGACAGTGACGTCGCCGCGGCCCGCGCCCGCGGGGGTGGTGATGCCGTCGGCGAGCGTGTCGCGGGCGAGGGTCCATTCGATGCGCTGGTCTGTGCCCGTTTCGCCGATGTCGAGCATCACCGCGTACGGGTCGTCGCAGTCGTAGTGCAGGTACGAGGCGTCCAACTCGTGCACGCGGTGGTCGTCCAGGATGTGTTCGAGGTTGATGGGTACGGTTATCACTGCTCTCCCTCGGGGATGCGGGCGCCCCCACCGGGGACGGGAATCTTTTCGGTGGGGGCGTCGTCGGTGTTCGGATCTTTGACCGGCACTACTTTGTGCGGGCCGGGCCGCGGCGCCTTCTGGAACAGGCGGCGGTGCTGTCCGCGGCGCCTGCCCGTGGCGCGCAGCGCGGAGACGGTGTAGCCGGCGGCGCCGCCGATAACGGGCGACGCCGCGAGAGCCAGCCACTCGGTCACGGGCAGATGCATTGGACGCGGCCGCAGAACGGGCAGACGGGCACCGGTCCGGCAAGGAGCCGCGCAAAGAGTCGGATCACCGCTCCTCCACCTCCACCGTCGCCATGAGCACAGATCCGGCGTCACCGGTGATCCGGTGCCTGCGCATGACGTGACGCCACAGCTCGGAGAAGCTGCCGTCTTCGTCGTCGGGCGAGACCCACTCTTCGTAGCCGCACGCCTTCACCGGGCACGGCATGATCCGGTCGCTCATGACCGGTACCCCCTCTTCTCCGCTGCGTCGCAGCAGGGCCCGCAGTGGGCGAAGCCGCTGATCGATCCGTACAGCTCGCCCTGGCGTATGTGGTGTCCGCAGCCCAGGCACGTGTGGCCGGTATCCCATAGCGCTGCCAGGCGCGGGATGTAGTCGGGCCCGAACACAGTCCGGTCGGCCAGGCGTTCAGGCATGGTCGTTGTCCTCCGCTTCGTCACAGCAGTCGCCGCACGAGGCGACGGGTTCGTCATCGATCAAGCCCGCCTTGTCACCGGGCTCGATGTGGTTGCCGCACGCACATCGGGTGGCGAGTTCGGCCGTAAAACGGCGGGCGCCCCCAGGCGGCTGCGCGGGGGCGTCCGGGCGGGTGAAGGGACTGCTCATGTGTCCCGCCTCCCGGAAGGCCTGCGGCTCCAGGCGGCCCGCACGTCCCTCACGACGAGCGCCAGGAACAGCAGGACCAGGTATCCGGTGAGGATCCAGGCTCCGGTCATTTGGCCTCATCCCTGATGTAGGTCTCGAAGCGGCGGGCGATGTTGAGGACTTCGGACGGCGAGATCTCCATGTCGAGGCCGACCGCCGCCTCCAGCGCCACCGTCCTGATCAGCTGATCCGCGCTCAGCTGCGCGGCGCTCACGCCGCAGATGCAGGGCGCGGGGCCGCCTGGCCCGGCCAGACCGTAGTCACAGGCCGTTGCGTGGGTGCGGGACTTCATGACTCCGTCCTTTCCGTCAGTGCGGCGAGCCGCTGGGCGCGGCCGCGCACGTACGCCTCGAAGAAGTCCTGCGGGTCGGTGATGGTGAAGCCGTGCAGCGCCACCATCGCGGCGAGGATCACGTCGCACAGTTCTTCCGCCACGTCCTGGGGGACGTGCGTGAAGCCCTTGCGCGGGTTCTGGCCGACGACGCCGATGTACGCCTGCGTCGCCTCCCCGTACTCCTCGCCGATTTTCAGCAGCCGCAGCGCGCTCTGGTCGCCCTGCCCCTTTGCGGCTTCGTCCAGCCATGCAACGACGTCATCGACGTGCGCCCAAGGACTGGTCACGTGATCGCCTCGATTCGGTCGACTGTGATCTCTTCGCCGCATGCGTCGCACAGGATCGGGTCAGCGTTGAGCCAGGCCCGCCAGAAGGGTTGCAGGCTCAGTTCCAGATTCCGCCGGTGCTCGGGGCACAGTGGCGCGGGCGGCTGTCCGTCGCAGTCCCCGGTGGGCAGGTGCCGGAAGTAGGCGACGCACACAGCCGTCCGGTGACACGGCGGGTCACCCATGGAGACGATGCACGGCACGTTGCCCTTGAACATCTCCAAGACCAGGGCGCGGGTGTCGGCGGTGGCGTTGTGCTCGGGGAAAGTCACGACGGCATCGCCTCCGGGATGTCCTCGCCGTGCTCTTCCAGCTCGCGCGCCGCGGCGGCCAGCTCCATGCGGGCAGCCGGTGAACCGGTGGTCTGGTCGCGGTGCCTGGCGGCGAGATAGCGGGCGAGGCGGTCCTCTCGGTCGGTCATGAGGTGCCGCCCTCGCCTGCGGTGTACGTGTAGGTCTCGACTTCCCGGTCCCGCTGGACGATGCGGTCGGCCTGCTTTTCTGCGGCTCGCTTGGCTTCATCCCGGTCCGAGGCGACGCCGTGAATAGACGGCTGGCCGTCTTCGAGGGGGCGCACCTGCCAATCCCAGCTGAACAGGTCGTGGATGGCGGGGCGCACGGTGATGGAGAACCTCATGGTCACTTCCTCACGTAGCAGGTAGCCCAGCTGACTTCGAGCGTCGCCTTCGCGCCGGGCGCCGCGTAGCCGCCGCCGGTGCGGCTGCGGTCCCGTTCGATCCGCGACTCGTTCTGCCAGATCCACGACGACGTGGTCAGCGACGTGCCGCCGGTGCGCAGCTTCTTGCCGTCCAGGTAGACGGTGACGGTGCTGCCGCGCCGCTCCCACGTATAGGTGTGCGCCGTGGTCATGTACGCGCGGGTCTGGACGTTCCACTCGCTGCCGCTGCCGTGGCTGAACGCAGCCACGTTGGTGCCCCGGTAGTCGTCGACCTCGGGGTAGTCCAGCTCTGCGCTGCTGCCCTCGTAGCGGAGCCACGCCGATTTGAACCCGGGGTCGGCGCGGGCGACCTTGATGCGTGCGCTGTACCTTCCGTCGCGCAGGTCCATGCAGCGGCGCGGCACGACGGTGCCGACCACGTTGTCGCCGCCGCTCGCCGGCCGGTACATGGAGACCTTCAGCGTGCCGGTGCCGTCGTATCCCTTGCCGATCGAGACGGTCTTCTGCGGCTCGTACGTCCCGCCGAACGGGGCACCCGTGTTGCCGTCGGCGCCGGACTTCGCGGTGTCCTCCCACCCGGACGGGTAGGCCCACAGGGTGTCGCGCCACTTGCCGGACAGCCCCGAGCAGTACGCCCGCGGGGTGTCCGCGTGGTTGTTGCAGCCGCTGAACGAGCCGGTCTTCACCGGGGTGGTGACAGCCGAGTTGAAGTTCTCGGCCCACACCTGCCGCCACCCGGGCAGGTCGCCCTTCGGCATGGCATTGGGCGACGGTGCGCCTTCCGCGCCGGGGGCAAGAAGAAGGGCCGCCATCAAGGCGGCCCCGGAAGTGGTGACGATCAGCGCCTTGCGGCGCCTGCGTTGCTTGTGCTCAGGCATGAGGGTCCTGTTCGTCGGGGGTTGTGGGGTGCTGTGCTTCGTCGGCCATGCGAAGCAATCGGGGGATGACTCCGAGTGCATCTCGCTTCAGCTCGGCAACGGCTTCGCGGAGTGCTGCCGCGCGGGTCGCGGTTCGGTCGGCAGCGTGCCTCTCGTTCACCCAAAGCAGTTCGATGCGCCGTGCCTCGATCTGCCCGTTCGCGCTCGCTAGCTCAGCATCCGCAATCTCCATCACCGCGTCGGCGATGACGCTGCACGCCATGCCGGATGTCATGGGCAGCACGCTCTTGACCGCCGCCTCGTACCGCTCGCGCCGTTCGGTGCCGCTCACCGCTGCACCTCTTCCTCGAACGCGTCGGCCAGCGCGTGGAATGTCTGCGCGACTGCGGCTGCGGGGCCGGTGACGACGCCGTGCACGATCACTTCGCCTTCCGCATCGCCCCGCTGGACGCTGAGCGTCGCCGTGTAGCGGGGCAGGGTCACGGGCTCGAACGTGTCGTTCACGGGGCGCGGTCCTTCACCGGGTCAACGGTCCCGCCATCGCACCGGACCTCTGTCGTCTTCTCTGCCCAGCGGCGGCGGTCCGCCGTGTCGGGGACGACCGCGTGCATGTGCGGGATGACGACGCCGTCGCGCAGTGCGCACCACGGCCCGTAGTTGCGCTGGACTTCCCCGCACCCGGGGCAGTAGACGCGGCGCCAGTCGGCGCGCGCTGGTTCGGGCGGGGCGACTGGCAGGCGCCGCTTGCGCTTGCGCTGCTGTGGCATGGCGCTCATGCGGCGTTCTTGCCCTTCTCGATCAGGATGTCGAGGCGGCGCAGGGCGGCGGCGTTGTCCCTCTCGTAGAAGAGGGAGTGGGCTTCGTCGTGGTCGAGACCCAGCATGCCGGCCGCGTACACCTCGGGATCCTCGTCGTCGACGAGATACACCCGGTGGCCCCCCTCGCTGCCGCGCCAGTCGATGGTGGCGCCGGTGAGCACTGCCGCCCATCCGGCGATGCAGTGCGTTGTGCCGCACTCGGTGCGTACGCCCCACTCCCGCTGGTCGTGCGCCTCGGGGTGGCTGGTGATCTGCTCGCGGATCGCGAGCAGCAGGTCAGTGTTGATCGTCATGCCGTTTCCTCTCTGTGCCGGTGGCATTGCTTCTGGGGTGCGCCTTCGCGGGCGAGTCCGCATACGCAAGCGGGCCCCGGCGCGACTTCCCTCGCCCATAGGCCCGCTGACCATCTCGCTATGTCCGTCCGGATCTTGGCGACCTTCTCGCCGCTGATCTCGTTGGCGGTCTCGCGCTTACCCTTCGCCACGTTGCCCGATCTCGAAGTCGCCGACGGCATCACTGATACCGACGACGAAGTTCTCGGCCCGCTCTGCGCGCCGCCTCCACTGGTCCGCCTCCTTGACCAGCTCTTCCACGCGTCCCTTCAGCGCGTCGTCGGCGCGGGACTGGCGAACCCCCTGGATCTCGAAGGCCGCCGCAGCGGAGAGCCCGCAGTATCGGCACGGCACGCCGTCCGTGAAGTCGTTGAGGATGTCGGAGCTGTGCGACTGGCAGCCGGGGCAGGTCATCGTGTCGTCCACTACTCATCCACCTCAGCCATCTGCGCGAGCGCGTCGAAGTCGGCGGCCTGCTGGACGTAGCGCCCCGCCTGCCTGAACCTGCGGGACTGCGCGGTTACGCCCTCGCCGGGGATCTTGTAGTCGAGGGCTGCCGCTTTGAGGCGCAGCTGCGACGCACGCAGCCGCAGTTCGGCGATCGTCAGCGCCATGAAGGGCATGACGTCACCGCCCTGTCGGGTGGGCCGCTGAGGTCGGCCTCGCTGCTGACCTGTTCGCTGCACAGCGGGCATTCGATCCAGAAGTGCAGCACGGTGTGGATCAGTCTCTTCACGGGTTGGCTCCTTCGGGGCCGGGCCGGACGGCGCTCTCGCAGCCGTGGCACAGCTGTCCTTCGGCGCTCATGTCGGCGATCGAGCGCAGGGCGTAGGTGTGACCGCAGGCGGTGATGAGCTGCATGACGGAGCAGCTGCTGCGCCAAGCGCGGGCAAGGTGGGTGAGGTGTCCGCGCACGAGGCGGACACGGTGTGGATAGTCGTTCACGGCTTGATCTCCAGCAGTTCTTCCAGCTCTGCGATGCGGGCCAGCGCGGCCGCCTTCTCCTGCCTGATCTCGTACATGGAGGGCGGCGGGCTCGCAGTGACGAAGCTCCACACCGCGGATCCGGTCAGGGCCAGCGGCCAGACGAAGGCGAAGAGCGCCGCCTCAAGGACGGCGTCTACCTGGCATTGCCGCGTCCAGGCGGCGACCGGATCCTTGTGCCTGGGCCCGTTGTCGTGAGAGGTGCGCTGCGCCACGAGCCCGTCGATGCCGCGCCGCCGGGCACGGCCGTACAGGATGCGGGCCGCGACCAGCATGGCGGCCAGATAGGTGGTGACGATGAGAACGGTCATGGCGGGTCCCTGAATGCGAAGCGCCCCGCTGCCGGTGGCAACGGGGCGCGGGTGCGGGCGGGGTCAGTGCCCCTTCTCTCGTTGGTAGTCGCGCCACATCGAGCGCAGCACGAGTACGCAGATCGTCAGCGCGACTGCGGCGAGGCCGATGCACACTGCAACGGCGGCGAGGCCGAGCATCAGGAACACCGCAACGGTGCCGAGGATCGCGAGCGCGATCACGGCCAGGCAGCCGCCCCCGAGGTAGGCGCCCCACGGCCGCGCAACGATCGGCTGCAACGGCGCAACGGGGTGCGTTGCAGGGTGCGCCGGGGGGCTGCCGTATACAGGCTGGCCGTTCGCGTCGGTGCCCAGGTACTGCGGCGGGGGTGCGTGACACTGGTGCCACGGCTGCAACGGGGGGTGCATCAGTCGCCGGTTTCGTCAGCGGGCTCGGGGAGCCTCATCGGAAAGGTGACGGTGAAGTCGCCGTCTTCTTCGGTCTCGACTTCGCTGCCGGTGTCAGGGTTGATCAGATTCATGGCGTCCCTCCAGGGCTACTTGCGGTACAATCCGTCGGCGCTCAGAGCCCCGCCTTGCGGGCGGCGCGCTGCGCCCGCTTCAGCGCCGCCTCCGCGTCGTTCTTGGCCATGCGGGCCTGGCGCTTGTCTTTTGGGGCAGCGGCGTTCAGGCGGACCTTCGCCGCCGCGGCGGCGCCGCGTGCTTCTTCGAGCTGCCGCTTGGCCGCGTACTGCTGGTAGCCCGCCTCTTCTTCGGCGCGGCGGTCGATGCGGTCGATCTCGCGCAACAGCTTCGGGTCGACGCAACTGTCGGCCTCGGTGCCGTACTCGTCGTCGGCCATGGCCTGCTTGGCTATGCGTCCGGTGAGCCAGACGCGGCGGGCCATCTGGCTTTTGCTGTACACGCGGGTCATGCGGGGTCCTTTCATCGGGTGTCGTCGCGGTGGATACGCAGGGCATATGAGGTGGCGCGGCACAGGGCCGAAACCCGAAACTTCCGCAGGTCGCGCCAGTGATCGCGTCGATATCGGGCCCGAAACCGGTTTCGGGCCGCGGTGAAACCTCAGACCCCTGCCGAAGCCGGGTCTTCGTCGTCCTCGTCGGCGCCCCTGGGCTCGGGGAGGTCGGCGTAGCGCACGCCCTTCGCTCCCCCGCAGCAGTCCCGGATGGTGATCTGCCGAGTCGGGATCTTGTGCACCTTGAGGGCGGCCGACAGCGCCGTGGAACGGACGGCCTGGACGTCGCGTACTTCGTCCGGGCTCATCTCTGCGACAGGCTTCTCTGTCTCCATCCACGAGCCGTACAGCTCCGGCAGATACAGCGCGAGCGACTCGACCAGCCGGTGGCTGTGCACCGCGTCAGCGCCGTCCGGCCAGATGGCGTGGACGTGGTCGGCGATGGTCGTGCGGTCGGGCTTCTCGATCTGCTGGCCAGCGGCCTCGCCCGACAGCGTTCCGGCTGCGGTCCGCAGGGCGAGGCCGCGCCGGCCGACATCACGCACGTCCGCCTGCGGGATGAAATACGCCCGCACGATCTTCGCGTTGGTCGCGGAGCGGGCGAGCCACCCGGTCCCGGAGTCCTTCGGATCGTCTCCTTCGGCGGGCTCGAAGATGTTCGCGCGGATCCCCCGCTTGTACATGCCGGTGCCCAGCACCAGGTCATTCGCGGTGTGTCCGGTGATCGCGAGGCAGAAGCGCACGATCGCGTTGTCGCTGATCTTTTTGGGGATCGACTTCGCGTCGGGCCGCTGCGTGGTCAGCACCAGGATGATGCCGTACGCCCGCGCCTTGCGGATCAGCCGGGCGAAGACCGCCTCTGCCTCCTTGCCGTACACGGGGTGCTCGAACAGCGTGTGCACCTCGTCGAAGATCGCGAGGATGGGGTGCAGGTGCAGGTGCGGGTACTTGTCCGAGAGCTTGCGGGTCACCTTGCGCCCGGTCGGCACATCCGCGACGGGGAGACCGGCGACGGTCTTCTTGCGCCGCTTCATCTCCCTCTCCAGGGCGTAGCCCCCGTCCAGCGCGGCCTCGCAGTGCTCGTCGTCGTCACCCTGCACGTAGCGGTGACAGATGGGCCTGAGGCCCTCAAGGTCACCCGAGCCCTTCAGCTCGAACAGCCACTCCTCGCAGGTGGGATCCAGCGCCCCGGCGCATGCGATCGTGCACACCGCCGACGTCTTCCCGGAGCCCATGACGCCGCCGATGAGCATGTTGGTCGCGATGACGGCGAGCGGCTCACGGTCGCCCTTGGGCGTGACGCCGAAGGGGATCTCCCCGTACATGTCCGCTGCGCCCCCGGCGAGCAGCGGCCACGGCCGCAGAATCGTGCGCGGGTCCTTCTTCGCGACCCAGATGTTCGCGCGCCCCGGATGCTCGGAGCCCACCGACGGCCAGACGCACTGCAACGGGCGCCGCATCGCGGCGGCCAGCTCCTTGCGCTTGTCCAGCAGCAGTTCCGCGAGCGTCGCGCCGGGCAGGTCCACCTGCGCCAGCCATCCGGGGCCGTCGACCGCGATCGGCGCGACGAACCGCGGCGTGCCCTTGACGCCGATCGCCTCGATCGCCTGAGCCAGCTCCTCGGAGTCCAGCGGACGCTGGAGGTGGATGGACAGGTAGCGGGTGACGATCGGCTTGTCCCCGCGTCGGCCATGCACACCGGCCAGAGCCAGGGCCGCGGTCACCGCGCCCCCGCACCACAGCGGCACGGCCAGCGCGGCCACAAACAGGATCAGCAACACTGCGCCCGCGAGGGCCAGGGATGCGATGCGCCGCGGCCTCACCCTGCGCGAGTGCTCCCGCGACAGGGCCAGCCACGCCTCGATGTCGGCTGTCGCCGCGGCCCTGGCCGTCACCGGCCGCGCCTCGGTGTCCGCGACCCACTTGCCCCACCGGACGATGAGCCGCCCGGTGCCGCGCGGGGCACACAGCAGCAGCCGGATCAGGTAGACCGGCAGGCGCAGCAGGTGGAACGCCCCGAAGTGGACGCAGTAGGCCAGCGTCCAGCGCATATTGACGGCGAACTCGCGCACGCTGCGCAGCCAGGTCGGCAGCACCGCGGGCGCGTCCGTGAGGTCAGCGCGGCGCTGCTCCGCCCACGTACCCGTGTCGGCTGCGACTTGCGGGGTGTCGACGGGCATCGGCGGCGCATCAGGATCGAGCGCGTACGTCTCCCGTTTGTCGTCCGCTCCGACCTTCTTGAACGTGACCTTCTGCTCTGTCCCGTTGATGACCGTCCCCGTGGCGCCGTCGGGGATGCTCACGGCGCACCCCGCAGCTTCTCCACATCCCGGGCGTCGAAGAGGTGCCCGCCCCCGGGGTCGGCTGCAACGGGGGTCAGGGTGCCGCGGTGCTTGTAGGACCGGACCGTGTTTGGGCTGACGTTCAGCCGCTCCGCGACCTCACTGGTCGTCAGCATCTCGCCACGCCCCTGCGACGGCACCGCCACGGGCGTTGCGCCCGCCGCCACGAGCGGCAGCAGCCGCACCCCCGCAGGAACCGCGTCGGCCCACCGGAAGACGGGGCGCAGGGGTGCCGCGCAGATGGCTGCAACGGGGGTGCGTGGCACTGCAACGCCGGGCGTTGCGACGCGCCGCGCAATGGCTTCGTGGACTTGGCGCATGAGCGCGCCGAAGGCGAGCAGCGCGGCGACGGGCGGCACTGCGGCCACCACGTAGTCCATCGGTTCGGCTCCGGTGCCGACGCCCGCGACGTTCAGTGCGATGGAGCCGAGCGATCCGGCGACGGCGAGCGCGATGGCCCACCAGTCGATGCGCCGCATCAGCGAGGCGCGCAGGATCAGTACCTCGCCGACGACGATGAACATGTCGACGGTGCCGGGCCATGCCCACGCCCTGGCGGGCGAGTGCTGAAGCCCCTGGGCCGCGGCGACGTCATGCAGGTGTTCGTACGAAAGCCAGAAGGCGCCGCCGGTGAGGGCGATGGTGGCTACGGCCGCGATGACGGCGAGCAGGGTCAGGACGCGCGAGGCGTCAGAAGAGGAAACGGGAAACCTGTCAGAACTCTTGATCGCCGCAGGGGGTGCGGCGCTACCTTTCTTGCGGGCCATGGAGGTCAGCTCTCCTGGTCAAGTGCCCCGGTCGGCGACGCCAATCGCTGGCCGGGGTGCGCGGGTTGATGTGCTCCGCTCTACGCCCGCCGCTTCAGCGGGCGCAAGCGGTGTCGGGTATCCGCCAGGCTGCGACACCCCTGGTGTGGTGCGGCTTGCAGGTGGGGTCAGGCGCTGTCCCGCTCCTGCTGTGCCGAGAACTGTGCGAGTCCGAGCGCTTCGAGCAGGAGGCGGTAATCGTCCGGGCCTGTTGATGCATTCTCGGCACGCTCTGCGGCGCGCTGCTGCCCTCCGGTCCAGTCGGCCTCATCGGTCCATTCGCTGTAGTACCGCTCCTTGCCCGTCTTCTTCCTGTGCCCGCGCACCTGCTTGTTGTGCGCCGTACGGCAGGCGTGACAGGGCGGTGTGCGGTCGCGCTTGTGCTTCTCCCATCCGCGCGTCGTGCCACACGGGATCACGCGCCGGGGCGGCAGGCCGTCCGGAGGCTTACCGCAGTAGAGCCAGCGGCGGTAGCAGCTCTTGCACCAGCCGCGCGCCTTGTGCACGGCCTCCTTGCCGCAGTGGGCGCACGTGATGACGGGGCGGGGCATCGGCTACCCCCAGCACGAGCAGAGCAGCCACTGCGCCCGCTCCTGCGTCGGCGTCATGCCGAGGACTTCCAGGGCGGCGCGCAGCTTGGCGTCCCATTCGGGATTGACGGTGAAGTCGACCTGCTCGCAGTCGCCCCGGTACGCCGTCGTGACCGAGCCCTTCGCGGCGAGCAGATACATCGGGTAGTCGCCGGAACAGTACGACTCGATCTCAACTCCGGTGCAGCCCTTCGCTTCACGCTCGCGTTTGAAGTAGCCGTCAGCCGTGTAGTCGGTCTCCGTGAATCCGGCAGCGGCCAGCAGGCGCTTCTCTGCCGCCGTCCAGAAGTCATCGTTCTCATCGTCCAGCCAGTCGAGCTTCAGCTCTCCGTACTCGCCGACCTCGCGTACCTTCCATTCCGCGTCGCCTCCGGCGAGGTCGTATCCGTAGACGAGGATGCCGTTCGTGGACGTGCTCATCGCAGCTTCTCCAGTTCGTGGATGAACGGAACGAGCACGAAGAAGAACAGCCCCAGCCAGCCGAGCGATACGCGCGAGGCAGGGACGTTGAGCGCCGCCAGTCCGAGACAAATGACGGCGAACAGCAGCAGAACGAATTCCCACATGGTCAGAGCCCTTCTTTGCGTGATTGATTTCGATAGGCAGATCTGACGGACGCTGCCGCCTGGCGGTGTCCGCCGCGGCCGGTGTACGCCTCCGCGAGTTCGCCGATGGCCGTCTCGATGGCGACGCCGTCGGAGCAGTAGCAGCGGGCCGCGTAGAACAGGGCGTTGGACCGGTTGCCGGGCGGCGCGTTGCGCACCATGTCGATCAGCCCGGACCGGTTGCCCGTCCTGCGCGGCTGCGCGAACAGCGCTCGCGCGGGGCGGGGCTTCTCGCGGCACAACTCGACCAGCCAGGGCGGGGCGTCGCGCACGGGCGCGTCGTTCTCCGCGATGTAGGGGCCGGACGTGGTGCGCGAGCCGGCCGCGAGCACGTAGCCGCCGCGCTCCCCGCCGTTGCCGCGCACGTCGACCAGGCCCTTGACGGGCGAGGCCTGCGACGCGGTGAGGCCCGGCGGCCACCGGAAGTACAGGTGCAGTCCCAGCCGTCCGGTCTGCACCCGGTAGGTGTCCATCAGGTCGTCCCAGTCGCCGCCGTACAGCTCGCACAGGTGGCGCAGCACGTCGGTGCCGTCGACCAGCGGACCGAGCTTCTCGTGCAGCGCCGCGTACGGTGTGCCCTCCAGCTGGCCGGGTCCCTTGCAGATGTCGCAGTCGACAACCAGCAGCCCCGAAGGTGCGCAGGCGATCGCGACGTTGGCGGACGGCGCGTACGTCCAGGCCTCGATCACGCGGTCCAGGTCGGTGGTGGCCCACTCCCCCCACCGGATCTTGTACGGCTTGTCCGGCACGATCAGGTGCGGCTGCTTGTCGATGACGTCACCGGACTGGGGGCAGCGGGTCCCGGCGGAATTGCAGGGGAATACGTGCCAGCCCCGCTGCACCGCAGCAATTGCGTGGGCGATCAGGTTCTCTGTCATCTACAGGGCGTGCTGCCAGAGCCAGACGGCCAGGCCGAACCCGACCGCCAGCATGACCAGGCTGCCGACGACGGCGAACACGACGACGACAACGGCGTACGCCTTTTCGGAATCCATCGCATCTCCGTTCACGCGAGGAGGGGCCCCGCTTCCGGAGCCCCTCGGATGGGTCAGTCCTTGGCGCACTTCGGGTAGCGGGCGCCGCGCACGCAGTCCTTGTAGTCGCTGCGGGACACCCGGAACTCGTGTTCCTTGCCCGCCTTGTCGCGGGTTGTCAGCTCGTACTTCCACCGCTTCGACTGGTAGGTGCGGTCCTTGTCGATGACCGTTCCGGCGGGGCCGGGCTTGGGACCGCAGCCGGTCAGGGCGAGCGCACAGACGGCCGAGGCCGCCACGAGCAGGCGGCGCATCACGCGTACTGCTTCGCGAGCTGAAGCAGGGCGTCGCGGGAGCGGGCGTTGCCCATCTCATTCACGACCTCGATCGTCCAGCCGTCCGCTCCCCGCCTCGCCTTCGCCATGACGCACGCGTTGTTGCGGCTGTCGATGTCCGGCCAGTACTGGCCGAGCAGCTTGCCGCCGGGGCCGCCGTCGTAGACGTTGAGCGTGATCCCCTCGACGTTCGAGAAGGACACGCCCTCCTTGTAGGCGGACACGATGAACACGAGGGCGTCGATGCCGGGCGGCACCTGGTCCAGGCGGGCGATGACCGTTTCGTCGTCGCCGTCGCCCTTGCCGGATGTGTTGTCGCCGGTGGTGACCAGAGAGCCGTTGTCGAAGGCGTCCTCATTGTCGAACCAGCACATACGCACCGCGCGGCCCTCGGACAGAGCGACACAGGCGAGATCCAGGTCGGTGCCCTGAGCGCGCTTCAGCTTGCCGCGCCACCCCTTCTGCCCGCCGCCCGACGTCTTCCAGGCGACCCCGGCTTGCAGCACCGCAATACCGGTCAGAGCCTCGGGTCCTGCGTTCTTGGTCATGCTGAGCATGTGATTCCTCTCGCGGGTGGGTGCTTCATCAAGCGGACAGGGGCGGGACGCGAAGGCGTCGGATGCCCGTCCCTGCCCGCATGACGAAGGGGCCCGCATCTGGACGGGCCCCCGGTGCCGGACATGAAAAAAGGACGCGACCCATCGGGTGCGTCCGTCGTGGTGGTGCGGTGGTACTAGAAGGGCGGCCGCTCCTGCGTCTGGAGAGTGTTCGCGATCATCGTTGCCTGCTCGGGTGTCATCCCCTCGGGGTTGACGCCCTTCGACTGGAGGAACGCGACCAGCGCCGGGTCAAGGGCGGCAGATGCTGAGGCAGGGGCGGTCTGGGCAGGGGCTGCCTGCGGCGAAGCGGCAGGGGGCTGCCACTGCCCCGGCGGAGGGCCCGCCGGGGCCGCCTGAGGCTGCGGCGCTGCCGCCCCCGGCGTGCCCTGCCACGGGTCGTACGGCAGCTGCTGCGAGGCGTACTGCGGCTGCGCCTGCGGACCGCCGTAGCCCGGCACGTTCTGCGGCTGCTGCCCCCACGCCTGCTGCTGCGCCGGGGCGGGCGCAGGCGCCTGCTGCGCGGTCGGCTGAGTGAAGGCGTTGCGCGGGTGGGCGTTGATGTACTGCGTCGCCAATTGGACGTCGGCGTCGGTGTACTCCGCGAGGAAGTAGGCGCCAGAGTTCCGGCCGTTCGGCGGCGACTGGGACAGGCGCCCCAAGACCATGCCGCCACCGCAGTGCTTCCTGATCTGCGGGACCAGGCCCTTGCCCGCGATGCGTGCATTGGTCAGCGTCGTCGGCTGCCCCGTTTCGGGATTGGGCAGGTCGACAATCGCGACATCGGCCTCGACCGCCTCGTACATCTGCGGCTGGCCCTTGTCGTCAGTGCCCTGATGCTGGTTGACGCTGTCCGGGTAGATGATGAACAGCTTGCCCAGCCATTCGGGGTGGTCGCGCGGCGTGAACCGGTCGCCCTTGTCAGGCTGCGCGAAGGGGTTAGGGGTTGTCACTTGGCCTTCTTTCGTTTCGGGTGAGTGAGATGTGGACGGCTGCCGAGTCAGGCCAGCCAGAGTTCGCGTACGGACTTTCCGTCCTTCGATTTCAGAAGAACCTCTCCCCCTTCAGCGGTTTCCCGCTCGACAAGTTCGAGCAGGGCAACGGCGCGACGAACGGTCTCGGTGACCGAGGTCCCCTTACGTCCCGCGTACCAGGGAAGCTTTGCTTCAGTGTCGTCGTTGATGTTGATGCTGAGCTGGGTCATGGGATCACCACCGCCCTCACGGGAGTTCGTAAGTCCGTGCGCCGCAGCCGGCGCATATCCAGCGCAGCGGACCGCGCGCCGCCTCTGCCCACCAGTGCAGGCGCGGGAAGAGGCGGTGCACCAGTGCGCGGAGCAGCCTCATGCGGCCTGCTTTCCCGGTGCGGATTCGTACGCGGCCCGCACCTCCGAGTCGCGGTAGCGGCGGTGCCCGCCAAGCGTGCGGACCGACGTCAGCTTTCCCGCATCTGCCCAGCGGGCTACCGTCTTCGTGTCCACGCGGAAGATCTCAGCCACCTCGGAAGGGGTGAGCAGCTTCTCGTAGTCGAGTTCCATATCTGTCACCTCCTATTGGGGCAGCACCTCGAACATCGGGCGGGCGTAATCGCCGCAGTCGGGGCTAAAATATCCGACCGCTATAGCGTGTGTGAGTTCCGGATAGACGGCGTCCAGTCTCCAGTGCTGGATATCGGTGCGTTCCAGATTCCCCGGACTTCTCGGGTCGTTCTCCCACCACTGCACGGCGGGGTCACTGTCGGCCATTGCATCCCCTTTCCATTAGGGCGTCGCCGGGTGCGTAGAACGGACAGAAGCGACACGACTCGGGATCGATGGGGAATTGTCTGACCTGCTGAAGGAAGGACGGCCCCTGAATTCCGGCGACAGCGGCAGGCGCCTGGATCTCCTGTATGCGGTCCGCGATCCGGTCCACCCGCGCCAGCGCATCGCGCGCTATCTGCGGGTCGTACGGCTCGACGACCGCGTACATGTCGTCCAGCGTTGATGACTCCATCGGCCACGAGAGCAGCGCCACGAAGTCGACGCGCTCGCCTTGCAGCCTCGCGCCGAATCCGTACACGTGCAGCTGCGTTCGCTGCGTGGGCGTCATGCCTTCCGTGCGCAGCTTGGTCTGTGACCACTTCCCCTGGATCTTGTGGTCATCAACCATGAACAGGACGCGGTCGAGCAGGTCCGTCGTGCCGCGCGGCACGAGGTCGCTCGGGAACGTGAGCGGCACCTCGACAGCGAAGCGGCCTGTATTGCCGCTCGCCCACGTGAACACCTCGGCCAGCTCTCTGTGGATGGCCGTGCCCTTGAAGGCGGCCCAGCCGTCCATGCCGGGATTGACCGGCGGTATCCGCAGCAGCGACATGGCAAGGCGCCTGTCGCAGGGGCTGCCGATCTCGCTGGGACCCAGCGTCGTCTGTGCCGATCGGTTGTCGTCGGTCTTCCGGTTGCCGTAGCTGTAGAAGACCTCCCGCATCCTGGCCACAAGCCGTTCAGCCATCACCGTCATCGGCACCGCAGGCTCTGCCGCGGGCGCCTTCCCCGGCTGGCTGAACGGGCTGCCCGGCTGGACGAACGGGCTACTCGAAGGCGGCGCAGCGGCTGGGGTCTTCGGGGTCGCATCCGTCGAAGGTGCCGCATCCGGTGTCGGCGTGGGGGCACCGGACGACGACGCGACCGGGACACCCGCAGGTGCCGGGGCTGCACTGTCCGCAGGCGTGCTGTCCGGGATGGGGGCACTCTTCCGGGAAAGCCTCGTCACCGCCGCGACGCCCAGCGGCGACGGCTCGTCGCCGGTCGGCTTCGAGGCGGTCGCATTCTCCGTAGACCCCGTCATGGGAACTGAGGCAGCAGGGCTCGTCGTCGTCTTCCCCGGGCACTGCGCCCGCCGCCTCTCGTGCATCCACAGGTGCGGCCCGTGATCCTTCGCGATATGGCACGGTCTCCCCTGCTGGCTCGCCCCCGCGGCACCAGCACCATCCGGCGAGTCCGCACCAGTTGGGCTCGTCGCAGGAGCCGAGGGGCTCGAAGGCGGCACCTCGGGTGCGTCCGGCCGCGGCGGCGAGCCCTTCGGCGTAGTCGTCGACTCCGGGGAGGGCGGGGGCGGAGGGAGTTCCCGGTTCTCGATCGCCCTTGCGGCTGCCTCTGCCCACTTGCTGATCATCTCCTCGGACTCGTTGGGGGCCGCACTGTCGGCAGTCGGCTGGGCATTCGTCGCACCGCCCAGGCGGGCAGTAGGCGCAGTCCGGTTCTGGTCCGATGTGAGGGACTCCTTCACCGTCGGGCATTCCTCTTCCCCGCTCTCGTACGGCTTGCCGGACATGGGGCAAGGGACGCGCGCCGACGTCGGCGTCTCGCCCTCGCGCATGTGGTCGGTGAAGCGGCCCGTCGCGCCGTCCAGTACGGGCGAGCCGGGGCACGCGGGGCACGGCGCGTAGTCACGCCCGATCACCGGCCGGTCGTCCTCCGGTCCTGTCTCGGGGCCCCGCCGGATCAGCCACGCCGGGATATCGCGCTTCGAGCGCGAGCACTCTGCCCCCTTCTCGCGGTCATGCTTGCGGTAGTGCCTGTCCGTCGTCGCAGTCACGTTCTTGTGGCAGGAGATGCAGTGATATTTATCGGCCACGGCGGCCCTCCTTCTGGAGCCAGGCCCACACCAGGACGCACAGCCAGAAGCAGCCCGCCCCGGTCGCTCCTATCTCGAACTGGGGAATCACGTCTCACTGCCTTTCAGGCGGCATGCGGGCGGAAGGATCAGGTAGGCGATGGCCCGCTGAAAGAACTCGATGTCATCGCGGGCGTGGCCCAGCATCGAGTTGCAGGGGCGGCAGAGCAGCCCGCGCACCGCGCCGCTGGCGTGGTCGTGGTCGACGCTGAGGCGGCGCGTCGCCCCGGTAGCGCGGCGGCAGATCGCGCAGCGCCCGCCCTGGAGGCGGTACAGCTTGTCGTAGTCGCCGGGCGCCAGGCCGTAGGTGTTCTGCACGGCCAGCTCGTGCGCCGTCTCCTTACGCCGCTTCTTCACCGCCCGGCTGCACGTCGCGCAGCGGGGGCCCGGGTACGGAGCCGGCCGTTTGCTGCCCTCCGGGCAGTCCTTGCAGTGTCTCTTCTTCGGCGGCATCGGCCTCCGCTTTCCATTGGGCTGCCCTCGCAGCGGGGTCGATGAAGCCGGGACGGGGCGCTGAACAGATCACGCACCAGTCGCACTCGATGACCTTCGAGGGCACACCGATCGCGGAATTCCACAAGTGCTCGCCTTGGAACAGCGGGCCCCGGCACATGGCGCGTCAGGCCACCATGGATTCCAGCGCGCAGCCGACCAGGTCGCGGGCCATGTTCACCGGCACCGCCTGACCGGCGAGGCGTACCCGGTCGCGTTTGCTGAGGCGGCCGGCCAGCCAGTCGTAGCTGTCGGGGAAGTCCATGAACCGTGCGTACTCCGGGGGCGTGATCATGCGGAATCCGCAGTCGTTGATGTCCGGCTGGGGGTTCGGCATCAGCGCCGCCCGGTCCACCGTGGTCACCGTCATGAACGGCTCTTCGGTGGTCCGCACCCGCGTCCGCCCGTAGTACGGGATGACCAGGCCGTGATGGTTGCCGCTCGCACACACCGTGCTCAGGGGCTCCGAGACCCGCCGCGTCTTGCTGCTGCCGCCGCGCAGTTCCGCGATGAACGGCGGCACGACCAGCCCGGTCTCGTTGCGGCCGGTGACCGTGCGCATGGGCACTTCCACGGGGAACGGCCGCTTGCCGTCACGTCCTTCGACGGGCACAAGGGCCGGGCCGTACTCCCGCAGTCCGTGCTCGATACGGCTCATGGTCTTCGCCGCGAGCGGGGTCTTGCGCTCTCCGATCACCGGCGTCGGCAGCGACCAGTCGATGACGTCGCCCGCCGGGCGCACGTGCGGCTCCACCGGCGCCGCGCAGGTCCGGCACACGAAGTCGTACTGGCGCCGGTACTTGCCTGCGTCGCGGCCGTTCTTCCACGCCTGCCGCCCGGTCGTCGGACCGCAGGCGGCGCACAGTGCGGCGGGGGCGATCCACGCATCGGTGTCCGGGCACCGTGTGCCCTTGGGGTGCATGAGGCAGAACCAGCGGTCGCGCCACTGGTGCGCCGGATCCCCGAGGCGGCCCGCGTGAGCGGCGTTGAGGAAGACCTCGTGCAGGCACTTGCCGCCGTCCGCCATGGCGATCTTCCAGGCGCGGAAGCCGACCCACGTGCGGACTTCGACGACGTTCTCGACGATGATGAAGCGGTACTTGTGGATCTCGTCGAACCGCTGGACGTCCCACATCGTCGACCGCGCGCGCACCGCACTCTCATCCACGGCCATGAAGCGCGCACCCTGGGCGATGCTGTGAGCCGTGCACGACGGGGAGAACCACGCGCAGTCGGTGCGCGGGTAGCGCCGCGGGTCGACCTGCGAGATGTCCGCGCAGTCGTGATCCGTGTCCGGGTTGTTGGCCTGGTGCACGTCGACCGACGGGCGCCAGTGGTTGATCGCGACCCGGGTCTTCTGTCCGGGGATCAGGTGGATGCCGCGGGTCGATCCGCCGCCCCCGCAGAAGCCGTCCAGCCATTCGACGGGCCCCAGTCTGACGAGCAGCTCGAAGAGCGCCATCCGCTGTGCAAGGTTCACTGCGCCCTCCCGGGCATGAAGAAACCCCGCGGCCGGTGCGGCAGCGGGGTTCAGGGCGAACGGATCAGGCGGGGTCGGCGGGCTTCAGCGACTTGACCGGGGTCAGCGTCTCGAACTCCGCGTACACCGCCGGGTACTTCGTCGCGAGAGACCCCTTGTCGAAGCCCTTGCGGTAGCTCACCTCCACCGCGAACAGCGGCTTCCCGTCGGCGTCCTGCGCCACACGGGAGGGTGGCCTGTCGTCGCCCGGGTCGTAGCCCAGGTCTTCGAGGATGCTGGCCGTCAGGCTCTTCACGTACGCGTTCCACTTTGCCGCGGACTCCTTCGCGCTCTGAAGCTCCGCGAAGCGCAGGGCGAGGCGGTCGTCCACGCCGACCGGGATGGGGTCCGTCATAGCGGTCCTTCCGTTTCTGAGATAGCGGTGTTCCGCCAGCAGCCCGCGCACAGGCGGGCCGGCGAGCGGGGCGGTGCGGCACGCAGCGGCGTGCCGCACCGGGTGCAGCGGAGGATGTGCTGGCAGCCGTCCCGCAAGTGGGCACGGATCACCGCTCGGCGCTCCCGTACTCCGCGTGAAGCGCGTGAGCCTCGGCCACGTCGCCGGGCGCCGGATCGGCCAGGCCGCGCACGAACGCGCGGTGGTCGACCTCGCCCTGTGTCAGGATGCGGGCGGCCCGCAGGTACTCGGCCACGGTCACGGTGCACTCCTCGCGAGGAAGCGGCGGGCCGCCTGCGTCACCAGTGCGGCGCGCCGCGACGCGGTCCTGCCGCGCGCCCGGTCGGCGCTGCCGCTCTCCCCCTCGGTGCCCCGCTTGCGGGTGGCCTTCTGCTTAGCGAGCTGGACGCGCTGGCGGGTCATGGGGTGCCGCCCGTGGTCTTACGGAGCAGGTTGTGGACGACGTCGCGGGCCGCCTCCCAGCCCAGCCCACCGCCAACGGCCGCACGCTGCTGCGGATCCTCGATCGCCGCGTACGCCTCGCGCAGCACTTCCGCGCGGTAAGCGTCGAGCAGCGGGGCCAGGTCGTCAGCGGTGACCGTGCGCGTGGTGATTGCGTACGCAGCGAGATCGTCGCGGGCGCTCATCCCCGAACCCCCTTGTCCAGGTCGATGAACGCGGGCACGGTGCTGTCCGGGTCGGCGTCGTGCAGGAGGTGCCGCATTTCGGCTGCCTCCCCTTCGCGGATGCGCCGCTGGAGTTCTTCCGTCGTGATGTCGAGGTCGGCGATGCTCGCCATGGCGCCCCCTTCAGGGCGTTGATGCGGGTGAAGAGACGGCGCTCTCGGTGTGGCGCCTGTGGGTCCCCGGAGGGGACATGGCCTACAGCGAGTTGGGCTGGATGTCGAAGCTGATGAGCACTGCGTCCGCCAAGTACGGACTGGCCTCAATGACTTGTCGGCGTACCTCGTTCATGGCGTCGAACCGGGTCATGTCATCCGCCGGTGTCCAGTGACCGTTACGCTCCTGCACCGACAGGCCACTGGTGTTCTTGCCGACGAATGCCATGAACCAGAAGTGCGTGCCTTGCTCATTCATGGGCGGGTCCTTCCTTGGGTGGTCGTTCCCTCGCCCGGACTCGAACCGGGGTCTCTGCGCGCGGGGCATGGGGAGGTAGCGCGCGCAGGCTCTTCCTGACTGAGTTACGAGGGAATACGGGCGCCCCGGAGACGACAGTCCACGCGTCTCCGGGGCGCCTTGCTCCCCGCGCTGCCGCCAAGCGCGCGGGGTCCCTGCCTGCACCCGCCGTCAACGGGAGTCACACAGGCAGGGGAGCTTTCAGGTGCCGTGAACCGCAGCGGCGGCGGTGTACGTCCAGGATTCGGCAAGCCACGCGGACTCCATGTATGCGGCCGTCGATGACTCCGCAGGTGTGTCCCACGCGGCCATGTACTCCCGCTCTGCCTGGTGCCGTTCCAGCTGCGCGGCCCGGAACTCCAGGACCAGCTCAGGGGCGAACGAGACGGGCATGACGCTCCAGTGCAGCCTGGTCATGATGTGCATGAGCCGGTCCCTTCAGGAGTGGTGCGGGCAGTAGTCGACGTCGTCACCGGGCGGCCGGCGCCAGCCTTCTTCAGCAGCAGCGCGCCGCAGCGCCTCGATGGACGGCACCTCAGGATCGCCGCCGAACTCGCTGTCGCAGACCTCGCCGTCGTCGACGGCGTCGCACGTCAGGATGCGGATCACCAGGGCGGTCATGCCTTGACCTCCCGTTCTTCCTTGCGCCAGAACCATTCGTTACTGCGGTAGAAGATCCAGCCTTCGCGGCCGGACTCGATCAGGCGCCCCCGCAGCTGCCACACGGTGCGGCCGTGCAGGTTCTCCATCCATGTGTACGGGCGGTCGTCGTCCAGCTTGCTGCCGCGCTCGATGCGGCGGCTCTCAGGCTTCGTGAGCACCTCGAACAGACCCCTGGCGTCATCCGGGTCGGTATACACCCAGCGGGCGCAGAGGTCGCCCGGCTCGATGGCGTACGGGTCCGTCACGCCGTACTGCCCGCAGATCTCCCCGCGCTTGCGCCGCGCGTCGAGGACCGCCGCATCGAGCCGCTCGCGGTAGCCGTCCAGGCTCTCGGCACACGGAGCGCAGAAGTGCTTGCGCTCCTGGTCGCGGCTGGCCCGCACCGTGGTTGCCTCTGCCGTGCAGCGGGTCATGGTGTCCAGCGAGGCGTACCCGTGCGGGCCGGGGCGCTTCCAGGTGAGCCACACGTTCTCGCAGATCACGACGGCACCACCATCGAATTCGCCGCGATCACCTCACGGATCTTCTTGAGCGACGGGGCGTCGCGCCACTGCGCACTGTCGGGTGTCTTGGCCAGGCCCGTGCGGACCCTGGCGCCGTTCGCCCCCGGCGCGGGGAGAGCCCAGGTCATCTGATACTCCCACCGGGCGCCCGTGAAGCGGGCTTCAGCAGGATCGGCCAGGCGTCCGAGGCGCACATCCACATACGCGCCACCATCGTCGTGCAGCGTCCAGGCGACGGCAGTCTTCCAGCCGCACGCCGCGGCGTGCGCCAGCAGATCGGCGACCACCTTCGGCAGCTCGTAGCCGCCCGGCGGGTATGCGGCCAGCTTGCGCTCAGCGGCGGCCACTTCGCCTTGGAGTCGCTGGGCCGCCACCCTCCACTGGTCACGCTCGCGCCCACGGGCCTCGGCGTTCCACTCGGCTGTGCGCAGGCGGCGCAGGATCTCCAGAGGTGACAGGTCTGCGTACTTCGCGAACGCCTGCGTCTCGTCCGGCGTCTGCGGGCGGTCGTGGAAGCGCACATACGTGGACGTGCCGTCTGGGCTGATGACCATCTTGCCGCCGGATACCGGGTACCGCTCGTTCATGACGCGCCCCCTTCCGGGGCAGTGATCGGGCTGAGGTGACAGGCGCCCTCGCCGGGAGAGGTTGGCGAAGGCGCCTGCCGGGGCCCGCCCGGGTGGCGGGGGGATGCGTCCCGGGCGGGGGCTTGTGGGGTCAGTCGTCGAAGCCGGACCACGAGGTGACCGGGACTCCGAGAGTGATCAGGTCGGCGTCCTCGTAGTACGCGGCGGGGTCGTCCAACGCGCGGTCCGCGTCGAACCACGGGGCGGGGTCTCCGAGACGGCGCGGCGCCCATATGACGTCGATGCCGTCTCGGGTCCAGTGGATCTTCATCTGGCGGCGGATGCCGTCCTCGGTGTACGTCCAGGCGTAGGGCTCAGGTGTCATGACGCCCCCTTGGGGCTCGGTTGCGGGAGTGCACCCGGCGGGATTCGAACCCGCACTGTTCAGGGCTTTTAAGGCCCCACCCTCTGCCGTTGGGGTACGGGTGCAAGGAGCCCGCCCGGGAAGCGAGTCGATGGTGCGGGTCGCATGTCCCGGGCGGGGGTCGGGGCTCAGAGAGACAGCGCGTTGGGCCAGTCGAGGAACAAGGTCAGCGCCTGAACCTGGTCCTGAGTCAGCCCCTGCGTATCGCCGTGAGCGTCGACACCTCCCGTAAGCACCACCGGGCCGTGGTACGGCTGCGCGGTGAAGCCATAGCGCTGCGCGAGGCGCGTCGCCTGCGGGTTGAACGGCTGGTCATAGAGACCGTTGTCGTCCAGCCACATGTCGAGGTGCTGTGCGAGCGCCACCACGTCGACCGACTCGCAGCCGATCGCCGAGTAGTAGGCGGCAAGGTTGCCATCCGCACCCCCTGGCAGAGTCAGAGGTACGGGAGCGGCCTGGACTACGGGAACCAGAAGCGCGTTGACCGTCGGGCGGTCAGGACTCCATCGCATGGCGATCGCGCTCGTAGCGTGGTCGGCCAGTGCCGTGTCGATCAGGTGGAGCAGGGGATCCTTCATGACGCCCCTCCTTGGGGCTTGCGGGTGGGATGGAATCGGTGCCCCGGTCTGCCTTGCGGCGTACGTCCGTGGTGACCGGACCGGGGCGGGGTGGGGGATCAGTCGCTAGCGGCGGTCCCGGCGTACGGAGCGCGCCGCAGGTGAGGGGTCGGTCAAGATCGGCTCATCCGCCATGCGTTCCGCGACTCGGAGCAGCCGCACGGCAGAGGGCACGGAGCGGTTGGCGATGATCGCCTCAACCGTCAGTAGCGCCGAGTCAGCGCGGTGATCGATAGACGCGCGGTCCGTGTAGCCGCTCACGACGCCCGCCCCCTCACGGTCGCCGCCACGGCCACCGCGACCAGCGCGGCGGCGGCGAGCGTGTACAGGAACCAGTGGTCCCAGACCCAGACGACGATGGAGAGGATCATGACGACTCCACAGGGAGAGACCGGATGGCGATTGCGGCTGCACCAAACGTCAGCCCGGCGAAGCCGTCGGCGTCGACCATGGCGCGGGCACTGCCGATAAGAGCGACAAGCCCGGCGTGGTCGGTGTCCTTGATCTCGGTGCCTTCGGCGCGGATCACCTCGTAAACGACGTCTCGCAGGTCCCCCGCTCCGGTGGCGGCACGGAGGTCGGGTGCCTGGCCCTTGCGGCAAATAGCAATGCGGTACATGACGATCCCTCCTACGGGTGCCGCGTCAGCGGCTGGTTGCTGGGGCTCCACCGCATCGCGTCGTTGCTCACGTAGTCGTTCAGCACGCGGTCGATGCGGTCGACGGTGCGGCGCGGCGTCGGAACGGCGGACGGGTTCGCGCAGCGCGGGTAGATGTCCCATGCGGTGTCGAGCACGTGACGCTCGCTCGCGCGGTACGCCATCACGCGGCGGAACTTGCCGTTGATGAAGCGGAACGCCTTGCGGGGCTCGCGGCGGTAGATGCTGCGGTAGGTCTCGGCAGCGATGCGGCCGAACGGGGAGGCGTAGCGCCAGTTCGCGGGCAGTCCCCGGGTGGCCAGGTACTCAGCGACGGTGGTCTTCATGACGTCGCGTCGGTTGCTGCCATGGCGCGAACTTCCGCCACCGTCTTGGCTTGTGCCGTTGCCCCGCCCGGGTAAACCAGTTCGATCAGGCGTCGGACCAACGCCTCTTGCCTGTCGTCCCACGCATTGGCGGCTTGCGCCGACTCTGTTCGCGTTAGCCGCAGCCACTCGGTCTGCCACGCCTCGAACGAGCCGACGATCGCCAGCCAGACGAGACGGTGGCCATATGAGACCGGAATGCCAACGCCGCCGGTGCGGGAGTCGTCCTCAGCCATCAGATCCGCAAGGCGATTGAGGGCGGCTGCCTCGCTTGGTGTGACGGTGGTCTTCATGGGTACCTCCCTCGACTTGCCTTGTAGCTACAAGCCTAGGGCCGTTCGTAGCTACAAGACCCCACCGTGCATCATGATTTTGTAGCTACAAGAGAAGTGGGAGGCCTTGTTCCGTGTAGCTACAAACAGCTACCTTGGCGGCATGGCCGACTCTGAGTACGATCAGCCGCGGCAGATGCGCATGCCCGATGACGAATGGCTCCCGTTCGAGAAGGCCACGAAGGTAATGCGCCCCTCGGGACGCAGTCCCCGTACGGCCGTCGTGCGTGAATTCATCCGCTGGTACATGAGGCGCCCCGGGGCCAAGCTCCCGGAGCGCCCTCCGGCCGGCCCGTGGTCCGAGCCGCCTCAGTAG